CTTTTTTCTCAGTTAGCTTTGGGGGTGCCCGTACCCCCGCCACGGACGGCACCCACTAACTCACAGCCTTGCCACCGCCATCACTAATCTAAAACCATCACCAAACCACACCAAAAATCGCCAAAATTAAAGCAGTCTTATACAAGAAACAAGTAAACTTTTTTCAAACTTTTTCTAAATTATGAAAATTTTTTTATTTTATAAGCATTCCAATCAATTAGTGCGAACCGTTTTGATATTGGTGTTTGATTGCCATCATACCAAGACAAACAACACAACTTGACAACTCAACTCATCAACAACAACATAACTCATCAATAACTCAACACACACAACACAACATACACAACACACACAACATGCAAGATACAACACAACAACACAACAACACTAATACAACACTAGCACAACACTAACACTCAACATACAAGACACAGTTCACAGTTCGCAACACCAACACACAGCTCACAGTTAACAGCTCACAGAACACAGAACTAAACACACATGGTACACACATGATTCACAATAACACACACGACCAATAACTCATAACCAATCACGAACTACACCACAGAACACGCTTCACAGCATTCAATAGTTGCAATCAATCCAAACACAAACTAATAACTCACGAACACAACACTAAACACACAACACAATAACGCACAAAACAACACATGATATTCAACCATCATATCAGAATACTTGACTATCACACTACATAACACCACCACAATACGCACACAGTACCACATAAGACCATCAGCATGACCAACACACAGAACACAGCACAACATGATAACACCTTACACATGCACACAACACCATCACACAGTAATACGTATGACCTCACAACCCTGACGCACAGACGTACCACCAGCGAATACAGACGCCTAACACTTCACCCCCAGTTGTGAACCGTGCTTTATATTGCGCCTATATAACATGTAAGGCCATCATATATGCACAGCCTATCTAACAGCCGCCAAACAATCCACATGTAATTGGTGGGGGTTAATACAATCACAACGCCATCACGGCGCGCAAACAACCACAACACAACTACACGGGGCAAATACTAATCCAATATAAAGCCCCTAACAGTTCGCCTAACGCTTTTTAACGGGCTATAATGTAGTTGCCTTGCATATACCATCGTGGCTTCTTATAGCTTCTCATGGCTTCTAACGGCGTTATCAAAGGTGGCCACACACAAAAACAACGCACAAAAAACGGCAACTGATTAACAGTGCCGTTCCTCGTCTGATTCAATTGTTTAGCCTTTATCTGCGAATAATCGTTCGCCAATTGTGAACACCTCGTATGCTTCCGTATACACCAATGCTTGCACGTCTGGGGTGTTTGGTTTGTTTGGATAAAACTCTTGTAATGAAATGTCAATAAATTCATCGTCCGCAATGTCCGACTTGATGGCGTTAATAATATCGTCATCGGTTAACTTGCTAACTCTTGTAAACTTCTTTGTAGCGCCGTTGTAAGTACCCGGCGTTATTTCACCAGCCCAGCCATCAGCGCAATACTCTTGCCATTCGTCCCGCGTAATATCATCATGGTAACAACTGAAATCCTCAAAATCATCATACCGAGTTACATTGTTTAATACTGCGTCAATTAGTTTCATATTTATCGACCTTTCTTTTTTTGTTATGACTTTCAATTGATGGTTATTCGATTCCGCCGGCCATCTTGTGTTTTGTCCATCTCATACCCTTCCAAGTATGTTTATGTTTAAGGGCGTGCATGGTTTGCTTGTTACTCATTCGGTAAACCGTTACCGTAAACTTACGAGGGAACTTGCGGCGGTAAATGCTATTAACTTCATCTTTATTAGTTGTATATACTGGAACCGTTCCGCCGGGTTGAATAAAGTAGTTTTGCTTGATTGCCTTTTTTCCTTTTTCTTTTACAACCACATAAACCATTCTTGCACGGTGGCGGCTTGTGTTAGTGATTGCCACATTATCAAAAATATCATGACCGCCGTTTATTTGGTTGGTTGTTCTGGTTAACTTTATCCCTGTAATACTAAATGCTTTTGCATTGATTGTATTCAATGTAAACACCCCGATAACGCTAACTACCATCACTACCAATAATCTAACTAACTTTTTCATATTTACAAATCCTTTCTTTTTTCTATGGTTATAATATAACATGCTTGTTAATAAATTGCAACCATTAATATTAATTTTTATTTATTTTGGTTAGTAATTTGGTGCTTTGTCCATTTAATACCGGCGTCAACATATCCATGCTTTGTTTCTTGCTTGCTTTGTTTGGCGCTCATTCGGTAGGCCGTTACGGTAAACTTATTCGGAACTTTGTTCGTTAGTAGAATACCGCCGTTATTCCGTTTCGTTGTATATAGTTCAACCGTTTCACCCGCTGAAACATGTGTGTTAAACTTGATTGCCTTTTGACCAGCCGGCTTTACAACAACGTGGTATTCCTGTGTTTTGTGCGTTGGATTCGTAATACCGATATTCGTTGCGTTGCCTTGATGGATTCTCGTTAATTGCACTCCTGTAACCCTGTGAGGCTTCTCACCCGTTGCACCTAATGCAACCAACCCGATAAACGCAATCACAACGACCATCAATACTTTTTTAACTAACTTCATTTTGAAAACCCCTTTTCTTTTTGTTTGGTTATCTTTATTACATTATTATAGTAACATGGACTGGAAAACGTGTCAACAACTTTTTAAACTTTTTTCAATTGTTTTTAACTCGTTCGCCGTTCCTTTATTACACTATTATACTAACATGACCCCTTACCGATTGCAACCCCTAAATTGAAAAATAAATAAAAAACCAACCCACTAAGGGCTGGCTTCTTAAACTATTTTTAGTGTGACCATAAAGTTTTCTCGGTGCTTCTGATTCCGAGCGGGATATAATGATTCCGAGGGTCTGCGTTGCGCTTTTCATCAGCTTTAGAAACACGGCGAACCGTTACACAAAACAGACGGGGCTTCTTAATTGTCCATGTTTGGTGTGGATTCAAGGCCATGTAATAGCTAGTTGTGTGTTGGTACTCTTGAACCGCCACCCGGTAAAGGTTTTCGGTTCTACCCGTGTTCGTAAGGTTAATGACGTGCCCCCGGCCTTGCGTTAAAATGTAAGCGTAATTCGGACGAGCGGCCTGTGGCTTGTTATAAGGCCGTTTAACTTGCTTCTTGGCTTTTACACGTTTAACTTGTTTCTTGACGGCTACGCGCTTTTTAGCGGTACGTTTCTTTGCGGTGCGCCTTACCCGTTTCGTGGTGCGAACATGTTTTGTCTGACTAGCTTTGACGGTGTTAACGGTGGCAACGGTCAAAGTCATTCCAGCAACTACGGCAACTAATACTTTAAATAACTTCATTTTAACTATCCCCTTTTTACAGTCCTTTTTACTCAACGCCTAAAGTATCGTTTAAAGTGTCCATATCAAGCTCGGCAACACCATCTTCATCATAAACAACGTAATCATCATCGGTGAACCCGATTAAATCACCCAGCGCGATAACCGTTTGCTCGTAATCCACGCTAGTGGGGTCATCTTGCAAGTCCGCCAATTTAGAGATTAACCAGCGCCGTAGGTCATCAACATTGACGATACCCCAAGCATGTAAGTTATCCAATTGCTCGTCAGTCAATTCATTGTTTGCCATCATTTCTACTAATTTTTCACTTGCTAACGTCTTCATATTTACCATTTCCTTTCCTTTTCTATGGTTTAATAATATCATATGTTTTTTTGGTTGTCAACAATTTTTTAAAATTTATTTTTTTAGTTTCTTTCATATCTCATCTCCTTTCTTGATGGTTATAATATATCATGTCTTTGTTATTCCGTCAAGCCTTTTTTTAAAATAATTCGTAATTATTTTGTTTAAGGTAGGCCATCAGTGTTTTATAGTCCTTATTAACCCCGTCTAAAACAACGTTGTTATTCGTGAGGGTGCTACATGGTTCAAAACTGCTTACTCTTCCTAGTGAATACAGCTTACTAATCGGGCTAACCACAACCGACTTACTGAATCCATCTTTATCGGGTTGTGCAATGAAGCGAATTATTTTTCTATCAAGCAATATTTCTAATGTGTTTTTGTTGAGTTTCATATTTATTTCCCCTTTGTTTTTCTATGGTTATAATATAACATGTATGTTTATGTCCGTCAATACTTTTTTGAAATTTATTTCAATTCAAAATCATAACGTTTGCCGTCAATGAAATAATGTGTCTTATTGGTGTTCGTCCAATCGTCTAACACTTTTTCAAGTTTCCGGCCAATATACTCGGTACTTGCATGATACCACGGGCAAACGCCTTTTTCTTCTAGTAGGTCAAAAATGTTTTCGTAGTTGGTACGTTTTCCATTGATATAAATACTCATATTTACCAATCCTTTTCCTTTTCTTGATGGTTTAATAATAAACCCTGTTCAATCGTATGTCAAGCACTTTTTTGAATTTTTTAATTAATACGCCGTCAATTCGGTAACATATAGCCCGTAGGCTTTTGCGGCTTTAATAACTTTGTTGTAAGCCTTGAAAATGGTCTTTTGGTCTGCGCCGTCATAATAGCCGAGTTCCAAACTGCTTTCACCATCAAGACACGGCAAGCGGCGGTCATTCGCTAGAACCGCAACGTTAAGTGTGATATACGTTTCGCCGCCTTTTGTTCCGAGTTCTGGAGTAATTACTAGCGTATAGTGGCGGTCAGTACGTGCTCGTTCGCCGTACACGTAACCATCTACAACAACCACGAGGTCAATATCTCTAACTTCATCAACCAACTTGTCAAAATTTTTAGTGCTTTCACTTTTTGTGAATTTACTCATATTTACCAATCCCTTTGTTTTTCTATGCTTTAATAATAACTCATGGTCAATCGCATGTCAACAACTTTTTAAAATTTATTTTTTGTTTCTTGCGATTGCCATGTCCTTTGCTTTTCTTGATGGTTTAATAATAACAAGGGGCAATCGGGTTGTCAACATAAAAATCAAAAATAATCGAATTTTTTTCGCATGTCCTTAAAAGCTATTTTAAGCTCATTTTAGGCGTTTCAAGCTAATCCAATATAAATAGCCACGGGTACGGCTAAAATTGAATCACTAGCACGCACGGGGCGTTAAAATCAAAATTAGGGCTTTTAATGCTATCAATTAAGGCAATAAAAAAGCCGGCCATTAGGCCGGTTTTCTTGTTAGAATTGCGTAACGCCATCAAGTCCGCCATCTACGCAATCATATATCCCACTTTCAACCGCTTCATATAAATCTGAATAGTTCTCAAAGTCTTCTGGGTCAATGTTTAACTCGTCCAACACCGTTTCGGCGTCTGTTATCATCAACTGATATTCCGCTGTAACGTCACCGGCCAAGTCCGAGTAAAATGTTTCTTCCATGTCAAAAATATCGTTTTGTAATTGTTCTAATGCTTCTTCAAGTGTCATATCTATCACCCTTCTTTTAATTATGTTTCAAGTATATATTCTACCTTTTAGATTGTCAAGACTTTTTTCAAATTTTTTAAAATGATTGAACAACTTTGCCATCTTCCAAAACTTGAAAGACTTCTTTTGATGGATAATAGTGCATTTCTGGGGCTTTGCCAGTTAGTTCGATTAAAAATGTTTGGATTGAGTCAAGGTCTGAACGACTTTGGCCCCAAACAACTTTGCCAATACCGTTTTTAACAGTTGCGGTCAATGTGTCGTAGTGGTATAAAGACCACTCGTTACCATTGTTAACCACTCGGTATTTTTCAGTTTTTTCACTGTTACCATACCAATCTGTATAGTAGGCGTTAATCTTTGCCATGCCTTTGCGTCCTGCTCGTTCAATTAAAGTTAAAACTGTTTTATTCATAATGTAAAACCCCTTTGCTTATTTAATGATTCAAGTATATACCACACAATCTAACTTGCCAAGCACTTAATTAAAATAATTTTTCAATGTCGTCAACTGATTCTAAAATGTAAAGCGTTCCATTAATCTCAACGCTTACGGCTAGTTGTTCGGCTCGGGTAAAGATTGCATATACTAATTCGCTAAGAACTTTTACAGTATCGCTATCAAACTCATCACAATTGAATTGTACCACGTTAACATTATCGGCATAAAGCTTACCGTTTTCAACCCAACTACCCCGAGCCGGGTAAGTAGTGGCGCCGCCAATAACATTAACCGCTCCCGAAACTTCAGAACTCAAATCGACTTTCACCCCGTCATTGTTAGTTACTGGTACAAAAACCTTAATGCTATTACTTAATTTAATCATAATGTATCACTCCTGTTTGTTTTTTTGTTATCTTTATTATGTCTTTATATTATCAAGTTTGTTTTAAGTTGTCAAGACTTTTTTAAATTAAATTGCGAATGGCGTAACTTTTACCGCTTGCGATAAATACATACGGCCTAGAATGCTGTTGAAATAAGGTTCGCCGGTACTGTGATTGTAGTGAATTTTACCGTACCGATTTCTGGGGGCTTCATCTTCATCTAACGTGCTGACGCAATATTTTACCCGTTCATCAATTCCAATTTGGTCAATATCTATAATAAGTAAAGCTGTGGTGTTAGTGATTCCAATGGTTGCGATTGCTTTGCGTTCGTTCATTTTGAACAACTCCGTTTCTTTTGATGGTTTAATAATAAACCTTGCGTCATGTTTTGTCAACAACTTTTTAAATTTATTTCTTTATTTTTTTATAGCAAATCATCGCAATCACAATAGCGGCCGGTTTTTTCTAACGTGTAAGGTTCGTCCATATCGTCCAGCGTGCTAATAATTTCCTCAGTATCTTCACTATTGTAAAATTCCAAAAACTCGTCTACGCTGGCATATTCGGTGCTATTTTTGATATAGTCAACTAACCAGTCACGGTCAAGTTGCAAGGTGTATTCCTCGGTAATATAATATTTCAAGTCATCACGGTATAATAATAATTCAATCATATTTACAAATCCTTTCTTTTTGCTTTCATTTTGATGGTCTTAATATAACATGTATTTTTGAGTTCGTCAACAACTTTTTTAAATTTTTTCACTTGAAAAATGACCTAAAAAACTTGTTATCCTTGATGGCCGGGAACGTTATAAAAAGCCCGTAAACCATACCAGCGACTGAGAATATCAACATGGCGATTAGGAACGCCTTTTCTGGTGTAATTACTAGCATTTTGTCATACCCCCTTACATTTCAGTGAAATAACCGTGTTCTGTTCGATAAACCTTTTTGCCTTGCAACAACAACGCAACAACTTCCGCGGCGTCTACTTCTGTAAAAAACTCGTAAGGTAAATATCCCTTATCGAATGCAATGTCGTTCAGTTCATTAATCGTTAGTTTAATCATGATTGTAGCCCCCTTTACAGTTCCTTGAATCCTTTTTCTTTGAGAATCGCAACGAATTGCCGCAATTCTTTTTTGACGGTGTTCGCAAGCACCACGTTATCGGTGGCCGTGCCCTGCCAGTTGCTTTTGACTAAATAGATTTTGTCACGGGCGTTTACTTCAAGAATTTCACCGTTCCCGTATGCGTCTAATTCGCCTACCAACTCAAAATGTTCAGTTCCTCGTACCAACATATCGACTAATTTTTTATTTACTCTCATGATATTTACCCCTTTTCTTTTGATTGTCTTAATCATAGCGCCTTGTTTCTGAATTGTCAACAGTTTTTTATTTATTTTTCAAGAAAAAATTTTACGTCAATTCCGACCGTTGCCACGTATGTGTTCCCCGGCGTATGTTTAACGCCGTAGTATTGAATCGCCTCACGTGTTTTTGCAACGCCCTGTGCCTTGAAATATTCCATGCGGTTGCCGGTCAGGAATGTAACCTTGAACCAGCTACCACGCTGAAAAATGCTGATTAGTTCACGTTCTGCCATGTCGCTCACTCCTTTGCTATTTGATGGTTCAAGTATAACGCCGTTGATTCCGGCCGTCAAGGTTTTTTTATTTTTTTTTATTTTGCCTTGCGTTGCTTACCTCCTCGACTTGATGGCTCAAGTGTAATTGCTTGGTGCTAAAAAGTCAAGCCCTAAATTCAAAAAAGTTTAATCTTTACAAAAAATCTTTTTGCATAACATAGTAGAAAACTATCGTTTTTTGCACCTAAAAAGTACCGCAATCCTTACAGCGACAACGCCTAACGACATTTTTAAAATGACTTTTATACGCTTTACGAAAAAACGTTTTGCATAATATAGTAGAAAAACGTCACTTTTTGCGTGTGTTATACCCTCAAAATACCGTTGTGCGGGGTTTTCTACCCCTTATGTGTGCATGTATTTTTTCGGGGTGTGGTGTGGTGCGTGGTGTATGCGTATCTTGCCTGCGTTCATGCGTGCCTGTGCGTGTTTTTTTCTGGCCCTGCCCCCTGTGTGTGCCTGTGTGCGTATGCGTGTTTGCGTGTGTTTCGTGGGGACATGGTTAGGCTCATGTGTGCGTTATACGTGTGTTTCGTAGGTTAGGCTCATACGTGTGTGTGCCTGTGTTTCGTAGAGTATATACGTGTATATACATATACTTCGTAGAAGTCATGTGTCATAGACGTATTCTGCGAGCGTTTACGGAACGCTATGTGACCACTTGTGTGCTGACGACTGTTGTGCTACGTCTTGCAACACTTGGAAATGACATTTGTGTTAGGTGGGTTGTTTGTGTTTCCGCTTTTGTCAACGAGCTGGGGTAATGCCTCCTGTGCCAGTGTCTGGCATAGCGCTTGGCGATACTTGGCTGACCTTTTGGCGCGTTGGCGGTTCTGTCGGAGATTATGTGATGGTTGCGGACTGATAAGTGGATTCAGCGATGAAATTAACGACAAACCGGCAAATATTAGGGTGTTTTAGGCTTATATTTCAAAACAAGCTGTGAGTAACGTTCTAATCAAAGACATAGTTATCTGGCATAATTATACTTGAACTTCAACAGAACGTTTCTAATCGACCATGACAAGACTATTTTTCTGATGACGGCAAAAATCGGCGGTAAATTACACATGATAATGCACATCATACACATTGAAGAACTTTTTCTGGGTTTTTTAAGTGAAAATGTTAAAGCTAACTTATCTGGGGGTAGATATTGATAAACTTTTTCTGATTTCTATACACAAAAAAGCCCCAGCCAGTTTAGGCCGGGGTCGGTATTATTTCGGAAACTTGTATAAGTTTTGGTGCCCACATTCTGTGCACTTATATCTGGCGGTTACATACTTACCAGTGATGACGGCTAGTGAGATTCGTTTAAATACTCTGTTCTCTTGACACTGGGAACAATAACAAAGCATGTCATCACCGGCGATAGCTTGGTCTGCTGTATAACTCATTCGATTAATCCCTCCCCAGCAAGAACCTCCCGGTGCTCATCACAAAGGGCAATATAATCTTCACCAAAAACAATATTTGATTCGGGGATTCTTGCTTGTTTGGTTAAACAATTCCAGTTAGCTTTTTCTCGACACTTAATAAATTCACAAGGGCGCTCAATACAAATAACTTCATCAGCTCCGTCTACTAATTCTCTGGCACTGCGGAACATTTCACCCCGGAAGTCGGTTAGTAGGCCGTAACAATCAAGTTTGGTTTCAGTGTCTTTACATGCTTGCACGAGTCCATAGGCGTCATCAACTGTCAAGAACTGGGCTTCGTCAACGACAACTTTATCAACTCGGTGATACCCCTTGTACAGTAAGTCAAGTAGTTCGGCGGATTGTTCTTGGTGATGTTTACCAAAGATGATGTCTGGTAAAATGGTCGAATCTAAAGTGTAGGTGTCAGAGATTTTGATTCCATCGGCACTGATGGTGCCGTTTGTATTAATTTCTGGGAGCACGAATACCACATTGCGGTCATAATCTAAGTTTGATTTTAATAACTTTGCTGTTTTGCCAGAATTAACAACTCCGTAGTAGAAACGTACGAGGGGTTCTGTTTCAATTGTAACACTAGACGGTGTGACAATTTCACCTAATTCTTTTAACATTTTATTTTTCCTCCTTGCTTTCCTTAATTTCATCATCAATCTCTTGGATTCCTTGGTTTAAATCATCTCCGGCGTCCATTGCTAAAGTCTTCGGGTCATACGGGCGGGTTGCGTTTATCTCCCACGCATTGTGACAGTACGGACAACGGCAGAAATACAATTCCTTAATGAGTTTTTGGTGGTCGATTGTCACCATGTGCTGGTTATGGCCGTTTCCAACGATACGCTCAACGCCTTGCCAACGACACTTAGGGCATGTCACACGTAACTGAATCCAATTGTTAGGGTCTGTGTTGTGTGCTAAGTCCACATTGAACACCCAGATTTCTTGTGGGGTGTTCAAATAAACGTCCACTACCGGCAATAAGCTTTCTTTTCTAGTACGATATGGTTTTAGTGACATTTTTACCATTCCTCCTTTAACTTTACGAACTAATTATAGCACGAATTAACCATTGTGTCAATAAAAATAGAACACTTTTTCAAGTGTCCTTAGTTTATTTCTTAGTATTGTTCTTTACGGCGGATTAACTCCTTTTGTTTCTTGATAAATTCAGGGTATATCTCGTTATTTCTTTTAGTTAATTTTTCTCTCTTGCTATCAAAGATGTCCTTATTTTCCAGATATTTTTTCTTTAATACCTTAGTTATCTCGCTTAGCACGTCCTCTGTTTAACCTCTTCTAACTTCACCTTATTCCAATCCAGAGCAATATCTTCGCGTTGCTTTAACCGCTCAATTTCGTTCAGGGTGAAATTAGTCTTAAATTCTAAGCAGTCATCGCGTGTATTCATGCTTGGGTGATTATTATTTGTTTCTATATTGAGATACATTCCTAATGCTTTTACTAGATACTTCTTTTCTTCAACTCGTTTATCTAGTGGAGTCATTGAAAGCTCTGATAAAATCATATAAAGCTTATTACTAAATGGTAGCTTTGTAAAATATTTTTCAAACCAAACTGTAACTGAATACCGTTCATTAGTCCGAACATAAGCAACTTCTCCGTTTTTATAGTAAACATTAAAGGACTCCGTATCCATATCTTTATAAGCGCTATACTTACTTGATAACGTTTCAATCTCTTTTTTAGCTTCACTATATTTCATTTTTCTATTCCTCCACGTCCCAGATACGGGCTTTGTCCCAGTCAATTGCGACATCATCTCTAGCCTTTAATTCTTCAATTTCTTTGTCTGTGAACTTCGTCTTGAAAATACCCATCTCTTCACTGTTGTAAACGCTCATTGTGCCATTGTCGGTATTAATGTTTAAGAAGCCTACTGGCCCATCAAACACCTTGACGTAATGTCGTTTCTTTCTCCCTCGTTCTTCAACAGGTGTGGCGGCAAGTTCTACTAAAATTTTGAATACCTCATCATTTTTCGGCACTTCCAGAAAACTCGTAAAATCGGCGTGAACCCCAAACTCAACTGTCCCGTTCACATAAGCGACCTTATAATGGCCTTGATAAACAACATAGAAATCGTTATTATCGTTCAATTCCACGCCTAGGTCATCAGATAACGCTTCAATTTTATCTCCAGCTTCACTATATTTCATTATTGTTGAGCCTCCTCTAAGATTACTTTGTCCCAATCTAGTGGTACGTCATCACGTTGTTTTAGTTCTTCAATTTCTTTTAAAGTAAAACGCGTTTTGACTTTTTCTGTTTCGTCCCCATAGAATAAAAACGGGAGTAAATCGTCTACTGGAACGTTAAGATAGTTTCCAAACACTTTTACCTGATATTTCTTTTCTTCCACCCGTTCATCTAGCGGGGTTATTGCAAGTTCTGCTAATATCATATAAAGTTTGTTGCTGAAAGGTAATTTATGGAAGTATTTTGAATCCCATACGCCAACACTGTATTCACCATCACTGCTAACAAAAGCAATTTCTACGCCTTTATAGTTAATATTAAAATATCCAGAAAATTCGTCCATGTCAATACTATACTTACTTGATAATGCTTCAATTTTTTTATTTGCTTCACTATATTTCATTTATCTTCCTCCACTTGATATCCGTCTAGCCATGCACGAGCAAAGGTTTCCGAATTATCTCCTATATACTCGTCAATGTCATCTTCCATAAGCCAATGTTCTAAAAATCTACCTAAAGCGTCAATTAAATCTTTGCCCTCAGACTTCATAGCGGTGATATAATCAGCAACATACTGTGGAATCACTGGTAACTCGGCGTACGTCTTCTTGAATATTTCGTCCGTAATCGGCGAGCGCTTGCCATTAATGTCAGTTACAATCCAATCTCCAACAGATATTCCTTTAGCCAAGTCAAATCTAGTAAGAAAATATCGAGCATAGGGTGCTGGGCCTGCTTCTGGCATACTATAATCCTCGGCATAATCTCCCTCGACCACTTCAATGTCATACTTATCAACCATCTCAGCACTGCCGTCAAATTGTTCAGCCTTGATAGTAGCTGTTTTACGATAAGTTTTAATCATTTCTCTTCCTCCAATAGCTCCGGGTTAGTGTGCACGTTGCCAATAACTTCATAATCCATAAATGCTTCACCAAAATCATAGCAAAACCTACTGCCAGAAAATTCAAATTTGGCTTTATCAAAGATAACTTTATATGGGTTGTCTAAATCATCAGCTAATCTAACTAAATCACCTTCATATATATCTTTGCCGTTCATGTCTTTCAGGCCAGTAAATTGTTCAACAACATATCGTTCATTATTTAAGAAATCACCAAAACAAGGCTCATCATATTCAGCAATTTTGCCATCATCATATTTCACAAGTCCCCACACCGTATCATGAGCGTCTTGAATATTGTAAAGATAGATTTCATTTTTCTTGTCCCATGCTCTAAACTTAATCATAAGTTTTCCTCCTTAATTAATTTATTGACCAATTTGGCTTTACTCCATACAGGGTAAAGCAGAACACATTAGTGATTGCTGTTCTTTGCTTTAGAGTAGGACGCCACCCATTGCGCTTAATTCTTTTAGCAATTGTCCATGCCTTAAACCCTTTGATAGCATAGTCACAATCAATACCATTTTCAATGATATAGTCTAAGAAGTCTTCATCTGACAGTAGCCATAATTCTTCTGCCTTACCATTTGAGTCGACTTGGGCAAGCACAGCGTCAGCATATTCAAAATCATCGTCCATTTTTATTCCTCCTCCAATAGTTCTCTGTCCTCGTGTACATTACCAACGACTTCCAAGGTATCACTTTCGGAACCAATTCGGCTGAAAGAATAAGAATCTAATTCGCTAACAATCCTAACTCGGCCATTTTCAACCTTAACCTGACCAGTTCGTTTATATCCATCATGAGTTGATAAATGAACAATGTCACCGTCAAAAATCATTTCTCCGTTCTTATCTTTAATGTTAGTTGATTGCTCTAAATCCGTTACACCCAAGCTGACCAGTCCTAGTGCTGTTTCTTGCTGTAACATCTGCTGAATTGTCATAGGGCTAACTTTGCCGCAAGTACCATCGGCCTTTCTAATCCAAGCACGAAACTTTAAATTATCCATTATTTCCTCCTTTAATCATGAGCCACAGCACCATTGGCCGTGAACGAGCCACTTTCAGTTTTGAAGCTATAAACAGTCTGTACTTCGTCTAGCTTCTTGACGTCCTTAACTGGCCTCCATACAGGAGCACTATCACCTAAAATGCGTGTTATTACCAAGTCGCCAGCCATAATGTCTTTTGATGGAATCCATTCTGGCCGTGTGTAGTCTTCCTCCATTCTTTCCATTACATAATAGCGCTGATTTCCAGCAACCTTAGTGTCAGGCTGGAATAAAACTTTTAATTGGTAAATATCATCTGATTTCTCACTTGCCACTTTCTGTACTTTTTGGATAGTGCCATCGAGAGTCACAACCTTATCTCTGGTTGCAATATCTTCAATGCTTTTTAACTTGTTATTGACAATCACTTGTGTACCAGCCGCAAAACCAATATCCATATCACATTCCTCCTTTATTATATGTACAGCGTACCAAATTGGCACGCTTTTGTCAACTATTTTTTTGAATAAAATTACCATTTTACTCGCGAAATATCTGGGGCTTAGTAGTCAACATTCGTTAGCAAGAGAACCCCTTGATAGTCCTCCAAGCTCCTTTTGCGTTCGCTTGGAGAAATTGTTTCGCGAGAAAAGTATTCATCGTATTTTTCGCTTATCTCAATGAAACGGTCAAGCGTGATTTCTGAAACCCCATACTTTTTCAAGTCAACATCATGTTCCTCAATTGCCCGTTTCAGCGTGGCGGCCTTAATAAACTTATGTTTGATTTGACCTTGTTTCGAGTCCTTAGCGATAAAGTCGAAAATTTTATCTGCCATTATTTGTCCTCCTTTAAATCCTCGTCTTTCACAAACACACCATTTATAGTTCTGCCTGTGCGGTTCTTAATCGTTTCGTAGGCTTCATCAATACAATATTCCATGTGTAGGTTGTTTTGCATAGCATAAATTACCATTACAACAAACATGTCGCCAAGGCTGTCGGCTCGCTCAGCTTCCCAGCCCTTATTGTGAGCTTCGCTTAGTTCTCCGACTTCTTCAACTAATTTGATTAATTGCTTACTACTATCTGATTTGTCGAGTCCCCGTTCCTTAGCCCAGCCTTCGATTGCTTCAACCATATCCATCATTATTTGTCCTCCGTTTTCTTTTCTTTTTTTAGATTATAAGCTTCAAGAAAAATATCTAAGTCTTCTTTTCTGATATGTTTTGCGTAAATACTCCAGTCGCTCATATCGACAATTGTGTAACTATTATCATCGCTGTCTTCGACCAACATGCAAAGTTTTTTATCGCCGTCTAAGGTAACATATGATAGAAGTGTACCGGCTAAGCCGTCTTTCATTGCCGGGGCGTATACTTCCCAGTCTGCTGTGTAATCATACTTATTAAAAGTATAAGGAAAATCATCTTCATCAACAACAGCACCACCCTGTCCAAGTTCAAGGTGGTAGTCCATTTTCCAATCAACTCGTCTTACCAAATCGCCGGCAAACAGTTTCTTGGTCATCTCGTCAAATTTCATCTTTGTACCTCCTTTAATTTATAAATCAATTATAATCCATGGTTAGTTAAATGTCAACACTTTTTTCAAATTAAGAAAACCCCGAATTAACGGGGTCATCTCTTAATCCATAATATATCGGAAAAAGTCCTTGTTTTTCAAAATCCAGCTCAATTGTGACTTCAATTCTTCAATGTCGTCCGAATCGTCTTTGTCAAATTCTTCTAGCATTGACTCGAATACGGTAATCATTGTGTTAAAATTCATGTGGAACCTAAAACTCATTAAGAACGGGCAAATCCACGGAGCCTCAATGACTGCAAATTCGCTATCTAACTTTTCTTTTCGGATTACCTCATTGTCATCTGACCAATAGTCCTTGTTTTTGTCGAAAATTACAACGTCATCGTGCCGCACATGTTTGAAGCCGACACTATCCAAATAATAAAATTCACCGTCCAGCTTTACAATATTTTTAGTAAGCTTTGTTCCGTCATAAAAAACAAAGAATTTGTCAACGTCCAAAACCGATAAAACTTTATTTCCTTTTCTTGTGTAACCAATCATTTTTTGTTTCCTCCTTATCCTTATAAAAAATCTGACGTGTTTCGCCAACTTCTGTGATGGCATACTTCACGTCATCGCCAGCCTTAGCTTTCAATCCATCAATCGGATTATAATTACAATTTTTCCAATAATTAGTATACCAAGTCAGTTTGTTTGTCTGTGCCCAAGCTTTTGATTCACCAAGTGTTTTGAATTTCTTTATTTCATTCATTAAATTCCACTACCCCAGTAATTAAGAATGCTGTCGCTACGATTGATACTAACCAAGCGGCACCATTACTAAAACCTGCACCTGCACAGATGGCGAAACCAACAGCCCCAATTACATAGAAAATCATGGCTGGAATGCTAAAAGTTAAACTGAACGTTTCTTTATTGACGGCCGATAACAAATACGTGTATAGCGTAGTCAAGACAATCATAAATACTGCGTGCTTAAATCCGGGGCCTTTTAGAATATCAGTATATTGGTAGACAGTGTATGTCACAATCCAGTAAGAAACAAGTAGCGCAATCATTTTTAATAGTTTATTCATGGTAATCACCTCGATAGATAGTCGTATTAACGTCATAGCCGTGGTATAACAGCATTTTCTTACCTTCGTCTGACATTACTGTGTAGCCACTGTTGATTTTGTGTGTGATGTAAAAGTAATTATAGAAAACCGAGGTTAACAAAATTCCCAAGATATTAATAAATGGATTAAAACCAGTAAAAACGTAAATTGCCAAAATTAATAGAAACCCTAGAAAATCACCTCGGAATAACGGAGCAATTGGCCCAAAGAATGTAATCGTGAAAGATAGCCCTGATGGTGCTGATTTCGTCTTACCTGTTCGTGGATTAAATAAATAAACTTTTCGGTTGGTGTCATCAAATACCGTGCTCAGATACTTTTTAATATTCATTTTTAATTCCTCCTATAAACGTGTTTTAGCTTCAATTTTATCTACGCAATCTTTTGGGACGTTCGTAACCTGACCGCAGATAGAACAGTGCAAAACTGCTGAATCTCCAAATGTTTTCAGCCAAGGCTGGTCAGTCACCCTGACCCAGTGGTGTTTGTGTAATCTTGTTGGTTTCCTAAATTTCATGATTTATTTCCTCCAATCAATAGTTAAAAAGTGTTGTTCGCAAGGAATCCAAGCGGCCGGAAATAATTCTACCTTATAACCAAGTGATTTTAACCACTTTTTGATTTCCTTGTAGTTCTTCAACAGTAAATCTTCTGGCTCAAAATATCCTTGACAATCTTGGTTTTTGTAGACAGAAATTGTGACATCAAAACCAAAACCAATCAGTGAAAGAATATCTCTCATTACCTTTTGTTTATCATCGTCTAGGCTACCCAGATTGCTTTTGGTTGCTTTACTTCTGACAGATAATTCGTAAGCCTCTGCTTGTGTTAGCTCTCGCATTACTATCACTCCTTTTTTCTTATCACACTTTGTATTTTACCAGAATACATCGTCTATGTCAACCCTTATTTAAAATAATCTTGGTTTTTCATTCATATTACCTCTTCCCTTTAATTTATGAATCAATTATACTGCGTATTCTACTAAATGTCAACACTTTTTAAAAAACGCAAAATAAAAAAGAGCCTTTCAGCTCCTCATTTTAGAATATGAAATTTTCTTTGCTGACAGCGACCTCGACACCGTCACTAGGAACCATCTTCTCAACAGTTAACACAGGCGTTGCCTTGTTGCCCCAGAAGTTGAATCCTACACTCGCCACTAATGAGAAACACTTGTCACCAAAACCATTTTCAACATATCGTTTAATTCCACCGTCAGCATTAAAGTCGTTGATTGTAATTCCGCCAACCTCTATTTTAAGCCAATTGTTCTTTAGTGTAATATTCCGTTTTTCAGCTTTCAATCCTAACACAGCAATTTGAATCTCATCTTTAGCGCCACGAAATGCTTTAGAAGCTTGGTAAATCTCTCTAATCTCTTTAACTGATGGTAATTCGTTCACGTATGCTCCATCAACCTTGTAAACGTAATCTGGCGCTTGTTCAGACGCCGTTTCAATCGTCTTAGAAACCTCATCAAACTTATCTTCCGGGAACCCAACACCAAAAGCTTGCTCATGGCCTGCGGCGAACACACTGTTAATATCGCCGAGGATTTGCAATCCGTTAATCGTGGCCGGGAATCTGGCACTGCCATCAAACCTATCGCCGTTGCGTTTAAGCGTCAGGGTCGGTTGCTTAGTCTGTCCTAGTAGTTTATTCGCCACCAGACCAGCAATACCTTTATCAGACTTTTTATCCAATACAACTACATTAAAATTATTGCCACCATCAAGCCACTCAACGTTCTTTAAAGCCTTTTTAACAAGTCTGTCCTGCCGTCCTTTTACTTTATCCAGTGTTCGTTTTGCACGCTCGTAAATGTCCATTTTGACGGTTTCCTTGTGGAATTTACCATCTCCACCCTTATGCCGAACCTCAACTGGTTTAACCTCACCTTTACCAATAAGTGCATTAAAGATGAGTTGTCGTTCGCTGTGTTCGCCAATACGGGAAGTGGCGTTAATCCTTGGAATTAAGCTGAATTGTAGGTGTTTGATTGTCAGTAATTCTGGGTCGTCCTTAAAGAACTCAACTAGCATTGGATTATTCATATTCGCTAACCCTTTTTGAACGATTTCCCAGATGTCTTTATCGTTTAGATTACTCATATCGGCGATTTGTCCTAATGCCGCCAAATCATAATCAAGCTCAATATTATACTTCTGCTTCCAAAGTTTAGTAACCATTAACGACATTCCTGCACCAGTCAAGTTACGGTCTAATTCCGAATCTTGATATTGATTGCTACAAATCAAGAACTTGTCGGGGTTATCCAATAGATACGATTCCTGTTCCAGAATATGATGGTCAATTACAATGCACTTTGTCCCATTCTTTTCCAGCTCTGCAATCGTGTGTAAATCGTTAGCTGAACTATCAGGCAAGAATAGATAATCATAATCTTTCTTGACCAAGTCAATGTTTGCTTTAATACCATGCAACTTAGCATTCGGAAGCAAAGTATCAATATCCAGCTTATTATTAATGGCTTTCAATGCCTTGTAAATAATTGCCGCAGAACAGAAACCATCAACGTCCACGTCCACTAGGATAGCTGTTTTTAGGTCGTGTCCGTGCAAGTCATCGGCTATCTTGCCCAGCTTGTCTTTGTATGGCAAATCCTCAACATCAACAGAGCCATCGCTCGTGTCCCAGACGTTTTTCTTGCGGTATTCAATCGCTTGTTCAACAATATCGCCGACATTTTTAGGTGTAATTTCAATATTGAAACCATCAATTTGGTCGTTTGCTAAATCTTCATCACTTTTTACAATTCTCATAAACTCATTACCTTTCTAGTCTTCATTAGTTTTAAAAATGTTTCTTTCCCACAATCGGTGGGGCTATCCTTGTAACCAAGTAAACCGTCCACATCATCAAAAATAACTGTCACATTGAATCTAAGCAGTAGTTTGCTAAACATCTTCACAATCAAATTGGCATGAAGATTGTAGCCAACATCGTCTTTGTAGTCCTTATCAAGCCCGACAACTACTTCGTTAATGTCCAGCTTCATCAACTCGCTTATCTGCCAATCAGAAATGCTTGAACCAGAAAGCGCTAAGCCATTACCGTGTCCGTTCATCATCGTATCTAACTGCATAACCGACTTTTCAGATTCAAAGATAATCACCTGTTTTGTCCTCATGATTGTTTCCTTGTTCTGGAATAAACCATACCAGTTAAGGCTGGTCGGGAACGACAATGTCTTACCCCTAAATGTTACTGGTCGATACTTACCATACATTTCAACCTCATAATCATCTAAGCTTCGCCCACGAATCCCAATCAATTCACCATCTTTATCAACTTGTGGAATTATCACTTTATTATCAGGGATTGAGAACCGAATGCCGAACTTTGCTTGCGTTTCAGCACTAATCCCCTCATTTACCCAGCCCTCGTAGGCATAATTGCTATAAGAACTTAAAATCTCGGCACTCAGCCTTTTTATATCAGCAGAGCTTTTGTTCTCATGCCTCTTTTCAAGTTGTTTTGCTGGATTATACAGCTCCTGTGCCACAAAACCAACTTGATGGCGCCTACCAACAATCATGTCAAGTTCATTCTGGGCTGTATGGTAATCGCAATTTTTGTAGTGCATAATTAATCCGACCAAGCTCATAGAACCGCAACTTGAATAACAATATAGATTAACGGAATCGTCATCATCAAAATAAGCATACAATTTAAAGTTACCACTCCCGTCAGGGTGGTGGCAGTAAGTTCTCAATTGATAATTCCCGTTTCCCTCCCGATAATCAAGACCATAATAATCAATGACTTTGTTTAAATCACTCTTAAAATATTTCATTTTTTATACCTCTAAAAGACTAAATCTTCATCAACACCGAACTTTCCATCACTTCCAACTGTGATTTTAGTTCTCGGCACATCGACCAAGTTATAATTATAATCGGTCACAAACAAAGGATAGCTATATAGCGTACCTAGGTTTGTGTACGTCCAAATAACCACCGATTTCTTTCCAAGACGGTTCTTGTAGATAAAGTGTCCCATGTTTGGTTCTAAACCGTAAGGGTTAACGTCTGAATTGTTAATCAGGTTTTCCAAATTCTTTAAGTCTTTTCCGTTTGCCTCTGCTGAAATTACGCCAACGTCAATCTTATCAGCAATTGATTTGGAATCACGTAAGGCACGTTCTGTACGTGAGTATTCGTAATCCAGCTCACCAGATGGACTAATCTGTGTTGCTGATTGAATAAAAATATCGAGTTCCTTAGCCTTGGCACGAAGCTTGTCAGTCAAAGCTAACAAGATACGGTCGTCACGAATATCACGTCCGCCGTAAAGTTCGGAACCAGTCCGCAATAGCTTAGGAACTGCTTGGATATAATCAAAGTTTACATACTTAACATCATAGTTAAAAACATATTCGTCAATAATTGACATGACATCGTCAATACTGAAATCTTGGATTTCCTTGAAGTGCATTGGCGAATCGTGCAAAACCTTGGCGGCATGAGCAATAGTCTTCTTGGTTATCGGGTCGTAGTTACCACGCCGAATAACTTCTGGTGTTAAATTAGTGATTGCCGACAACAGAATCATTTGAATTTCATGTTTATCCAACTCTGTTGAGATAAATAAAGATGGCTCAACGTCATCATTTTTAACCCACTTTTTAGTATGCCAATTGTATTGTTCTGTGATAGACACGTTAATCAGGTCTGTAAGCCCTAAACGGGTCTTCCCACCACCAGTTTTCATTGAACGCAAGAATAGCTTTCCGAGTTGCATACCACCCGTTAGAGAGTTCATGAAACCATCTTTAAAGCCGTAACCATATTGAGGGGCGTCATTGATATGTTCAATAAAGTCCTCAATATCATCGCCAGCAGAGAAAGATGATGAATTATTTTGCCAATCTGAAACTTCATTTCTAATGCCACTGACGATTTGAGTAAAGTGGTTGACAATATCTTCCTCCGATAATTGACTAAGCCGTTTTTGTTGGTCTTCCAACAGCTTAACGTCCTCAGTGTGAATATCATAAATATCGCTAATGTCGATACCTTTTTCTGCAAACTTACGAAGCACCGTCATCTTCTTTAGATAATGGTAGTTTGAGTTAAACGTACCAACGTTGGCGTTGTCTTTTGCCGATTGAATGTAATCAATCCCCTTAGCAGAAGTAAAGATTGAATGATACTGTTCAAACTGCGTCAAGTATGTGTCAACGTCAATTGCCGATATTTCTTTTAAGTGTTGCGATTCTTTAATAATATTGTTGATTGCAAAGAAGATAATGCGGTGAACTTTGTTCTGAAAATCTTCTTTGTCCAAGCATACATTATCTGAAAGTAATTTTTCCGGGTTATTTAATAGGACACCCAAAACTCCAAAAATCTGGCTTTGTGGGATTAATGCCTTTAATTCGTTTTGGTTAATCAAATAAATCATCTCCATTTATTTCCTTGATTTGCTTATGTCTGCGTTCTGGCTTAGCTATTACTACGACCGCTTCTCTCCCAGTTGCTTGATTGTCATTCTTGCTATCCTCTTTATAGCTAGAACAACTGTCATAGTAATGCTTAATTAGGCCAATTCCGTATTTTCTTTCAAATACAATTCCCTTTTCCTTTTTAAGCCACGTTGCCGTGCGATACATGCCCTCATATGTCATACCAATTTTACGATATTTCTTGATTTGGTTCTCAACAATCGCCGGAAGATAAGGACTACCCTTATAATCTCCTAGCAATAATATTGTGAGTGACGTCCTGAACTCATAATCACTCATCACTTCATTTAAACATTTATCACAATAGTTTTTGCCGTGAAACTCTGTTAATTCGTCTTTAGGGTGTTTAATTCCTTGCTTGTAGCAATTAGGCCCGTAGCAAGTTATTAATCTCATGTACCATCAATCCTTTCTTTTACTATACAAGTATTATAACACAAAAAAACACGCCTTGCAAGCGTGTTTTCAAACTTTTTAATTCTATTCGTCTGATGATGGTGAACAGAAAATCATTGGAGCCACAATCGACAGGATATAACCAGTGACTCCAGCTCGGAGTGCTAGAGCAAGCGAAACATTAAAGCCCCACAATGCGCCAAGCACTGCCGCTACGATACCGTAGAATACTACCATCAATGCCGCTACCAATAAGAAAGTCAAAATATTAATTAAAGTGTCCATTATTTTAAAACTCCTCGCTTCTCTCGTGTATTTTTAATTTCGTCAAATTCTGAATCAGTCAAATAACCTAAATCAACCAACGTTTTCTCAATTGTGTCTAAAACAACAATCCTATCTTCGGTACTGTTCACAAAATCATATTTGTTTCTGTCGATTCTGACAATCGGTGCTTCGCTGTAAGAATCAGCCCAGTTCTTAAAACCATCATTAATTGAGTGGTAGTATTCAATCAGTGCCGGGTCGGTCGTTTCCATTGTACGATTGCGTTCTAAGATACTCTTAATCTCATTCTCTGGTGAAATATCTAAGAACACATATAAGTCTGGATAATGCCCTTTTGGTTCTGCACTAACTGAATCTAACATATGGCGCAATAACTTCAAATATAAGAAATATTCTTGGTCTGTCGTTTCTCCACGGTCATGAATAACTTTGTAGACAATCGAATCTGCGACCAAATTGGAATCCATAACAGCACGGTCTTGCACGACAGCTTCTCGTAGTTGTGAGAAACGTTCATCGAGCCATGCGATTTGCAAAGGAAAACCATACTTCTTACGAGTTTCTTTACCACCAGAATAATAATCCTTTAGAATCGGAATAGCATACGGGTCTTCCAAATATTTTTTCGCATTCAAATCATCACCTAAAATTTTTACCAACGAGCTCTTTCCAGCACCGAATGCGGCCATAATATTGATTAACAAATTGATTTCCTGTCCTTTCTATTTTTTGATTGAGATTTCCAAATTAACAAACTTATCATTACTGCATGTGTTAAAGAACTTCATCAGTTGCTTCTTAGAATAGCAAACAGGTTGGTCAGTGCAAACAATAAAGTTGAGTGAATTAATATATGCCGGAACACCATCTAAGGTTAAACGACACGTATCGCCATCTTGTACAGCCTCATCAACATACATGGCAATCTGCTGACCATCGTAATAACGTTGTTTGAATTGAAGCATACGGTCGAAACCATCGTGTTTTCTTAATGACTGTTCAAATTGCTTCCAGCGTTCAGCATACTGGGTAATTTTGTCAAGTTCTAAAATAATATCATCTTTGCGTCCAGCTCTGGTAGCGTACTTCATAACGTTAAAACGGTAAGCGCCACGCATTTCGTCTTCTGGTAAGATATGTTCAAGGTGCGACAATAAGTCCTGACCATCTTTTTGATAATGTTCTGGAACCGCACTTTCGTTACTGAATTTTAATTTCATAATCGTCCAACCCCATTTCTTTAGTTTGTCCATCTTCTTTAAATCCTTCTAGCGCAATTGCTTTACCACTACCATAGATGGTTGTTACTCGTTCGTAGCCCTCATCTACCAATTGTTTCGATAATACTATGGATAAAATTGAAGTTTTATTCAGAATTACATCTTGTCCCTCTATCTTAAAAAGCGACATAAAGTATTCAAGACGGTTTGAATCAGCTTCTAATTCCTCATATTCGTCTGGACTCATAATGATTCGCTTTTCCATCGCTATTTCCTCCTTTTTTGAATGTGACTATATAATAGCATGATTCTAACACAAAGTCAATAGTAAATTGCAAAAAAAGATAAAAATATTTTTTAGTTGACAAGAAAAGACCGTTGTGATAAGGTGATACCGTAGCGCAAAAAAGTTTAAAAAGCTAGTAAAAACTCTTGACAAACTTGAAAAAATGTGCTATTGTATAGACATAAAATAAATGAAAACTTAATAAGCACCAGATATTCAGCGCAGAAAACCTACTGCGTTACTAACAAATAGGTAAGTGCCGGTATTGCTTTAGGAGATTTGAAGTAATACTGGTTGCGTCAAGGGGTAAAATTTCCGAAGCCTCTAATCGTATGATGAAAGCTAAGTCCTTATGAAATGGATATGCTAAAGACGGAATGGAAAAGGGTCAGGGTTCGGCTGGCTTGTACGCAAATAGGCTCTGGTAGATATGAGTTCTACGAAGTTTCCTACTAATCGGCAACAGCACTTAACTCACTCTGTAAGGCAAACTAGAATAATGCGAAAGCTAAGCTACTTGGACAGATGACGTAGTAGTAGAAAGCTAGTGATTAGTTGAAATACTAATCAAGGATAAATCTCCCGTGAGGCGACACTATCAGCGTTGCGAACAACTCACAGTCTTTTGTTTCTTAGTCAGTGTATTAGTCTACACTTTTTACATGAGCTAAGGCAAAGGACTGTTCAGCTCAACAAATCGCATTACAAACAGCGGTGAATCATAACTTGTTCTAACTAGAAATTACATCAAACAAATCAAACAACGTCAATCTAAATATTAATTGGTTTTGGGTTTTCGGGTTGGTGACACATATGTGTGTGTCACAGTTGGTGCTGGACTAATAACGCTTATCATATACTAGCGTGACGTAGCCCGAAACACATTTTGAAAGCTGACTCTACGGCAGGAACGCTATTCAGTTGACATACACCAGACATGAGCGGTTTCTAAGCGAAAGCGTAGTGTACAATACTTAATAGAAAAGACACATGATTTTTAATACAATATGATACATAACTAACCAGCATATCCATAGATACGAATATACAATCGTATTTTAAGGTATGCTGTTTTTTTATTATCACCTCAATAACATATTAACAGTAAAAAACACTTGCAATCTTATTTATTTTGTGCTACAATATATAATATAGAAACGCAATAAATGATAAAGGAGTGATTATCTTGTTTTCTGTTGGTGATTTTGTTAAAGTTAAAAATACAGATATTTATGGAGTTGTAGTCGCACTAATCAATGTATTCGATGTAGCTCAACATACAGACGATATGTTGGCTATTTCTATTACTGGTTCCACCGAAACAAAGTTATTTAATCGAAGCAGTGTAGAAAAAATCTTACCAGAATAATTTAAAAAATCTTGACATAAAAGTCACTTTTTGTTATAATGTATTTATAAATGATAAGGAGTTGGAAATTCAATGAGAGAAATTAAGAATAATACTGTCAACATTGGTGGCAGAGAATTGTGTTTATCAGATTTGTGCCAGGTAGTATCAGTTAGTGATGATATGCCGCTTCTTATCACGCAATGGTTCGACTTTATCGGAAGCCGTGATGAATGCTGGGATATGGTTAATACTACCGATGTTGTTCCACAGAAAGGTTCTCATCTGTCTGTCGTGACAAGTAAATGGAGTACGGTAGAACGGGAGGATTGGTAATTTGGGTTTACAACATTATGGTAAGAAAATAAAAGAGAACGGTATTACGTTTGATTCTCAAAAAGAATATGATTTCTATGATAGATTTTTGAGAAACTCTGATGTTGAATCAATCACTATCCATGAGAAGTTTGATTTAGTTGAAAAGAACGTTATTAACGACAAAATCACATTACGTGGTATTACCTACCGACCAGATTTCGTGGTACGAGATAAAGGAATTATTAAGCACGTATATGACGTAAAGAACGGATTCACACCTTATGCGATTGACCGTGGAGCAGGAATTGTATTCAAGCTGTTCGCCAAGCAATATGGTATTCCTGTTGAAGTTGTTGTTGTAAGGAAACATGATTTTAAAACAAAGGTTCTTGGTACAACTAAAAAATATGATATTAAGATTCACGAAAATATAAAATACGACTGGAGCGAATAAAAATGTTTAGACGATTTGAAGGGGCGTTAAACGGCGTCACTTTGTTTGACTTAAAAAAGATTTTCTTTGAAAACTACTATGACCAATCTCATAACGCAGAACAGCGTGTTGCTGACTGCAAAAAGTTCCTTGAAGAACAAAGCAATGGATTTTTCGGTGAATATTTCAGCTCTCAATTCTTAGTGTCCACCCCTAAAGACCAAGTTGAGTCTGAAAACGACAATGTTTCTCACTTCCTAGAGGTTGTAGCGACCTACGTTATCTTAGGTGATAGTGAAGATTATCCTTTGGATAAAGAATTATTTGCAAGAAATTTGTAAAAATTGTTGACTTTTCAACAAGAAAGTGTTAATATATAATAGTAATAAGATAAATATAAGGAGTGATAATGATGGTTAAAGAACCTGTTGCTTAAAAGCTGGATATTTGGTTAGTCGGAAAATAAATTTAAAAAGTGCTTGACTTATGTTTGAACCAATGTTATAATTATGAAGTAAAGTTGAATAAGACAAAATATTGGGAGGAATTTTATATGACTGAACTTAAAGAATTAAAGGGCAATCAACTTTCAGTAACTGGTACTTTAGCTGAAAAATCACTTGAATTATCAACTGACCATGATGGTAATGAAATTATTAAAGGTTATGTTCGTGTTCAAGTAGAACAAAACAATCGGGTAAATGTGGTTACTTTCAACGTATACAACCGCAAGTTCACTCGGAGTGGTTCTGAAAATAAATTGTTTGCTGGTTTTGTTACTGTTATGAATCAATACAAATCCTTACAGGAAACTAACGGCAACAAAGACGAAGCAGACCGAGTTCAAATTATCGGTGATTTATCATACAACGTTTATTCATCTGATGGTGAAACCGTTCGTGAATCAAATCGTTTCCGTGCAACGACATGCCACCGTGTAAATGGTCAAGATTTAGAAGACGACACTTACGGTAGCGTTCCGGCAGTTATTGAAAGCTATGACGAAGACCTTGACAAGGACGGAAATCCAACTGGTTTATGGAAAGTTAAAGCATTCACTGTTGGTTATAATGGTCGAGTTGGTCGTGTAATGGATTTAAAGATTGACGGTGAATTGGCGTCTGAAATGCAAGGCGCATTACCAGAAGGAACTACTGGTATGATTTATTACAATATTTTGAATTACGTTATTGTTAAGAAGCAAAATGTTGACAATGATGGTGGTGGTTCATTTGGTCAAATTCATGCAGTTGTTCAATCAAATTCTTATGTTCGTCAATTGTTAATCGTTGGTGGTGCACCGTTAGAAAATGATGAATTAGCACTTACGGAAGACCAAATCCAAAAGGCTCACGAGGAATTACGCAAACAACGTACAGAAGCGATTTCACGTGCAAACAACAAGCCAACTGCTCCTGTTAAAAATACTCAACAAGCTCGTCAAGGCGGATTTGGTAGCGCAGTAAAGAACGAATCAAACCCGTTTGCTAACAGTGGTGCAGGAGTAGAAATTTCTGACGATGACTTGCCATTCTAAGATTTGATTACAACATTGATGTCTAAGCATGGTTTTTAAAATAGGAGGAAAACACGATAATGATTGATTTAACAAAGATTGAACCTAACAAAGTTTCTACTGACCCTTCAAGTTACAGCTTATTGCTGTACGGGCCGTCTAAGATTGGTAAGACGACCTTTGTGCAAGAACTGTTCCCTAAAGTGCTTCATATCATGACTGAAAAGCGTTACGGCGCTTTAGATGGTGCAATGGTTCAATACGTGTCTAGCTGGAGTGAATTTAAACAAGTTCTATCGCAGTTAAAGCGTAAAGAAGTTCAAGAAATGTTTGACGCCATCTCAATTGACACAATCGAAAACCTGTACCGTTATGCAGATAAATTCACGGCTTCTCAGTTTGACGAATTTAGTGTTGGTGACGGTAATGTTGGATATGGACGTGACCATACACGTCTAAATGAGGTTTGGTTCCGTGGTTTGAAAGAATTAGAATCATTACCTTACACGAATATCTTTGTTTCACACTCAATTGAAAAGATTGTAAAAATGCCGTATATCAACTCTGCTGAATTTAATTCAATTCCTGACGCTGTCGTATCACAAGAAAGCGATGGAACAGAAATGGTTGAATTTACAAAGATTGTTCCTGACTTGAAAGAAAAAGCATTGGGGCCGGTTACTAAGATGGTTGATAACGTCTTGTATGCTGAAAATAACTTAGTAAACGGTAAAGAACAACGGGTATTACACCTACGTGGAACACTTCAATATGAAGCTGGTACAACATTCAAAGGTGTTAAACCAATTATTCCATTCACTGCCGAAGCGTATAAAGAAGAAGTTACACGGGTTCTAGGCGGCAACTATGAAAAGACGACTGATAAGAAAGTCTTACACGCTGACACCAAGGACGTTGAATATGACTTTGATGACTTGCTAGAAAAGACCAAAGAAGTCGCAATCTTGTTCCAAAAGAACAATGACATTAAGACTTTGACAACAATTGTTGAAAAGACCTTAGGTAAAGGTAATAAGGTTAACGATTTAAACGAGGGTCGTGTTGAAGACCTAGCAATCATCTTGGCAGACTTGAACGAAGCCGCAGAAAAGAAAGGATATTAAAAACCAATGGCAACTTACACGGATAACAAAGGAAAAACGCATGAAATTGACGATATTGGGCTGGAAACAGCCTCTCGGTATAAGACTGAATTGCAACGTGAAAACGGACGGGCTAACTGGGGCAAAGTAGCCCGTTTGTTGCGACAAGATGGTTATGACGCAAAGCAATGTGAAGGGTTACGACAACTGGTAAAGAAATATCAACGTAAGACCGGCGTATTAAAGTCATCTAAGGAGCAACGTTCCTTAGAATTAGACCATAAACGCAATGCTCTTGACAAAGAAATTGATGAAATGTTGCTAGAAAAGCGTGAATTACAATTAATGCGGCGTGAATTTAACAAGAGTCGCCGTGACTATGCTGATATGGAATTATTCAAGCGTGACGTAAAGCGGTCATTAAAAGATGGCATTACAGTCGTTCCTAATGAACTGGATTATCCTGTCGTAAAACCGCTAAGTGACGGAAGCGTATTAATTGTTGCGCTGTCAGACCTCCATATCGGAGCTAAAGTTGATGTAGATGGTTACAAATATGATGAAGACATTGCTAAAGATAAATTATCTGAATATGCAGACAAGGTAATTCGATATGCTAGTTTTTCTAAGTTCGGTGCGATTTACATTGAGAACTTAGGCGATTCTATCGAAGGTGCCTATATGAGAAACAATCAATCATACGAAATTACGATGAAACTGTCCGAACAAATTAATACGGCGATTAAATTGGTTTCAGAATTTGTTATCAATGTCGCTAAGAACACCGGCATTCCAGTTATTTATTCAGGTATCTTGGGTAATCACGACCGTGCCAATGGAAATAAGAAAGATAATTTGCCTGATGATGGCTTTTCAACAGTGTTAAATGAGGCCATTAAGTTGATTGCAGAACAAACCAACTATGACATTACCGTAAAAGAACCTGATAAAGTTACAGAAGACCATTTGAGCGTTAATGGTAACAATATCAAGTTCGTACACGGCGACCTACACAACCTTGCTAAAGCTGAAACATTGGCAACGTCTTCACAGTTCGACAGCATGTTATATGACGCAATTTTAGGTGGACACTTCCACAGTATGTCGATACGTGAGGAATCTGGGCTAGTTATTCAATCTGGTAGCGTCATTGGCCCTACGAGTTATTCAGAACGACTACACTATCGAGCCTCACGCTCACAAGTTATGTTAGATGTAAGTAGTGATGGAACGGTTACTCCGTTACCAGTTATCTTATAAAAACTAATAGAACGAAAAATAGAAAGAGGTATAAAACTTTGGAAAATAAAAATTTAAGTTACAATCCAGAATCTGCTAGTCGAGTATTTAATTGGCATTGGTACAAAGACCAGATGACCGGCTGGACAAAATCCAGCTATGTCTTGCTGGCAATTGGTTGGCTGTTCCTATTATATGTTGGTCTTGGTCATGGAATTACTGGTTTGGGAGTAACTTCAACGATTGCCGGGTTGATTGGTTTTACTTGTACGTTAAGTATCACGAACGGACGTCCTATCAACGGTGTTCTGGGCTTCGTTTCTGCGGCTATGCTGATTTACGTGGCATTAAAGACAGGGAACTTCTCTGATATTGTTATGCAAGGCTTCTATATCTTCCTGTTGGACTTGCCGGTGCTATTTAATAAGACTTGGAATAATGGTAAAGATTTAGAACCTCGTAAGATGAACTCCAAGTTCGCTTTGCAGACAGCATTAACTTTCGTTGGTTTCTTTATCGTGACATACGGTCTTGATACGGTTATCTTAACGAGTCCTCGTCCGTTTATTGACGCATTTGCCGCTACTATCGGTCTTACGGGGGCAATCTTAACCGTTCGCCGTTTCCGTGCTTCTTACTACTTCTGGTTTGCACAAGGTCTTAGTTCAGTCGCATTGTGGTTGGTAACTGCTATGCAAGGACATGCGGTGTGGGTTCTGTTCTTCACCTACATGCTCTATATTTTAAACGACCTTGTAGCGTTCTTTGATAGTAAATGGTTCACTAATAAAAAATAAAAACTGAATATTTTAGCCTAAATTGGTTGTAAAAATCTCCTTATTGTGTTATACTAAACGTATAAATGATAAGGAGATTTTTTATGGTAAAAATAAAAATGAAAAAAGTCTTGACAACGCGCATTAATCGTGTTAAAATGTATCTATAATAAAGATGATGATTTGAAAAAGAAAGGAAAAGTGATTGTGATGGGTAATGAAGAAGAATATATTAAAGAGCTAGAACAACAGGTTGATGACCTTGAAGCTGAAAATGATTCACTTGGCACTGAGCTTGATAATAGCGAGATTGATAACCAAGAATTATCACGAGAATATGATTCTCTTGAACAAGACTATGATGATTTGTATAAGGAAAACGTCAAATTAAGAGAAAGGCTTGAAAACTCTAATGTACCTGAAATTATCAATGATATTCATTCTATGATTGGTAATGGTATTTCTTACACAGAATTTAAGAAGATTGCAGATATGTTGTCAATTAAGTATTCTATTAAGGAGCCAATATTTGGTTTAGATTATGGTGAATAATACAGACGTTAACTGTGTTAAAATGTATTCGCAATAAGGATAATGTTTGAAAAGAAAGGAAAGTGTTAAAAATGACCGATAAAGAACGAATTGTAAAGTTGGAACGCCAATTGGCTGACGCTACTGCTGATATTAAAATTTTAGAGGAAGAAAATGAAAGCCTCCAAAACGAAGTTGAAGACGTTGAAAAAGACAATCAAGCGTTGAGCGTCTGTTATGAACTTCTGGGGCAAGACTATGACGACTTATACCGTGAATACGATGAATTAGCTAACGGTGATAATCGCACTGTACATGTAATTATTGATAAGATTCATGAACTAATTGGTAATGGTATTACGGCAGGTGATTTCAAACGTATTGCCGATATGCTGTCAACCGAATATTCTATTAAGGGGCCAATTTACGGGTTAGACTACTAGAGGAGGACGGAATATGGAAGGTAATCAAATTGAGCTATTAGAGCAGTTGTGGTATCTTCAAGGTAGGGTAAAGAAACTGGAAGAGAAACTGGAAACACTTCAATTAGAAAACGATGACTTACACTACGAACTATATGAATTGAAAGGTGAGGATAAAGATGACGAAGAATAAAGAACAAATCCGGGTTGATATTTATACTAAGGAAAACTGCGGACAATGCCGAATGACCAAGAAACTATTAGACCACTATGATATTGCTTATTTTGAACATGGTATTTCATCTTTATCAAAAGACGAAATCAACAACTTAAAAGAACAAGGCTTTGCCAGAGCTCCTATTGTTTCGTTCAACTACCTTGAAACAGGTAAGAGTGCCCGTTGGTCACAGACAGGAATTTGGTCTGGTTTCCAACCAGATAGCATTAAACGACTAGCTGTACTGTACGGAACAAAACGAGGAAATGAATAGGAGGAACCATAGAATGACAACTAAAGATTACTTGCTTGACAATTTTGAAGACATTTCTGGTGACGGTGATTTTGTTGCTGTGTTAAACAAGCCGGGATATGATAAATTGATTTCTGTAATCATCGCAAAACAAAATGCTGATACGTTTATGAAAGACATTGAGGATTTTACAGACGATGATTTGGTCTTCAATGATAATACGGCGCTTCTGGCGATTGCACGGCTGACAGATGGTAGTTCGTCAGTGGATTCTATTACTGACGATTATCAAGATTTCATTGAATATGGAACGTTGCCATCAATTTACGCCTTGATGAAGTTCAGCGAAGATTTTGGAAATTGAGATAAAATAGGGGGTAGCAATGAACAAAAAGAAGTTATTACTTGGAGCACTTATGATTTCGCTTGCGGTTGTTTTAGGAGGCTGTCAATTTGCAGATAGCTGGTTATCGGACTTTAAGCAACAAACATATGGATTACCTATGACGGTACAAACATATGACTACAATGCACAAAAAATTGACACTATACACGGGAAATCATTGTCGATTGCACGAGATAAAGAGTTTGACCAAGTAAATGAAAATGGCGAAACATCTAAGGCTTCATCTGTGCTCAATATTACATTAGGCGGAAAACAAATTACTCACGTAGGGAGTAGTTTAATCGCCTACCAAGATGGATTGACTAACGTACTTGACAAATATCCAAAGCGATATAATGTTACTAACAATAATAGTTCAGTTCCGTTTATGAACCGCTTTGTAAACAAGTATCAGAACTATTTTACAGGTTCTAGTAAGGTTGTTCTTATTCGCTCACAAGCCGGCCAGCCAATTGCTACTTTCGCTGGTGATACAGTTAGTTATAAGTCAACAGAGGTTCCTAGTAGCACGTCACTTTTGATTGATGGCAAGCGACTATTTATATACCGTTGCGATTATACTATCTACACAACCAACACATTACTAAAGTAACTGGTCATCAACAGGAATACGAATAAGGCAGAACACGGACAAACTTAGTAAACAGGAGGAAATACAATGTACCAATACAAAGATGGACCTTTGGACATCACGATTATTTTAGGACACGTTACTAGTGTCTTCTATAATAAATTTGCAGACACATTTGATGTTTATTTAACGGATAATGACGAACCAAATGAAATTCCAAATAAGTTTTATGACGACTTTATGAATAATCTTAATTTATATATTCAAAGTCAGGTCAAGTAAAAGGAAAGAGGCAATTAATATGGTTAATAAAGATGAAGCATGTATGGCTATGCCGGACACCGAGCATTCAGACCGTGAAAAGTTAGCTCGTAGCCGTGAAATTAGACATAATAAACAAGACGAAGTTCTATCTAAGATGGGCTACACTTGGAACTCGAACGTTAAGGCTTGGTGGTCAGACAACTTAGAGTCATTACCGCTACTTAAAGATAGCGAAGCACGTGCTCTAGCAGATGAAATTATTGATTTTGTAATTCGATAACTATAATACTTGACAAAGCATATCAGAAATGGTATGCTTTTTACATAGAAAAAAGAAAGAATGAAATCTATATTTTGGATAGGAAGTGAAATCATGGAGCCATTTACCACAGTATGGTATTTAGTGTTACTAGGAGTGTTTGTTGCATTCGTGGTGGTTGTCATTATTTCCATTGTAATTATGACATCGGAAACAGAGGACGGCGAACCACTATTCCTAGCTGGGTATTTGTTATTGTTTAGCCTTGGAGCGATTTTGGGCTGGGGCGTAGCCGGAGGATTATTAGCTATGTTTGAACATTTTATACTACACATGGTATAAAAAATGTATTTTTTAGCTTGACAAAAACTGTTTCTGGACGTATAATGTAATTACAAAATATCAAGGAGGAATTATTACGATGTTAGTAAATAATGAGAGAATTGAACGAGGAAATGTATACTACGCAGATTTGGGTGAACGGCAAAGTTCACGTGACGCAGTACAACGTGGAAAAAGACCAGTGTTGGTTGTATCAAATAACTTGGCAAACAAATACTCACCAGCAATTACGATTGTGCCGTTGACTACTCGTAACAAGCACTATTTACCAACTCATATCGAATTTGAATTACCAAATCACGGTGAAATGGTTTCAAACACGGCGCTTTGTGAGCAAGTTAGAACGATTAATGTTGACCAATTATATTTCAAGATTGGTAGTTTGGACGATGATATTATGAAAGAAGTCAATAAGTGTTTGGGGGTGGCATTATCGCTGTGAAAGTTTATCTTACTTCTTATAAAGCAAGTGATGGTGTTAGAGTCGCATATGCCTGTGCAAGTGATAGCTGGGTGAACTTCTATTTTCGGAGATTCGATAAGAGCGACACTGAAAAAGATGTTCTTAATTATATCATGAGTTTTGCAGACAAGAGTGATGAGAAAATCTTCATCATCTCGAATAATCAAAAGATGATTAAAATTATGCGGAAAATGGAAGATACAGACAATGTGTCATTTATTGGAAGATATGAAAGCGAACAATCACGTGACATTTTCGTCAAACTTCAAGTAGCACTGACAAAAAAGGAGAATTAGAATGATTAATCGGAACGAAATCTTAGCTTATTCCAGAAGCGAGCATTTTAAGAAAAGAGCACGTCAGAGATTTGGGATTTCCAAGTCGCTTATGCAACCTTGGTTGCTTAATATTGTTTCCCACGGTAGTTTCAGCAAGACGAATCAAGACGGTATTTGGTTCTTAGACGTTGATGAAATTCGTGTCGTAGTTGACGTTCACAACAGAAGCGTAGTTACCACATACTCGCTCCACGATATTGTATGGATTTCTAAACGAGCCGGCGATGAGCTAATAAATAAGGGGGTGATTGATGAAGTCATTGATGGACTAACTGGGGCATTCGATAGTATGCTTCGTAAACAAAATAAGAAAATCAACAGTATCATTAAAGCATTAGATGAACTCCAAGATGTTCATAATGTCACTAAGCGCAAAGATTATTACCTAGAGCAAGAAGATAAGATTTGTAAAATTGAAAAAGCATTAACTGCTGAATTGAATAACAAGCGAGAATTAATTAAAATTCAAGCAAACGTACTTTGTAAAGAATAAGTAATTCCGCTGTAACGGTTTTGAAACAATCATATGTTATAATAGGGTTATAAAATAAAGAAAGAGGTTTTTTATTTATGAAAAAAGCATTGGTAGCAAGTTCAATGGTACTAGGTTTAGCATTCGGAGTTCAAGTGGCCAACGCAGACACTTACACTGTCCAAGCTGGAGATACTGTTAGTCAAATTGCCTACCAGCACGGGACGACTGTTAATGATATTGTTGCACAGAACCAATTGAGCAACCCAAACTTGATTTATGTTGGCGACAAGTTGGAAATCAGCACACCAGCAGTTAACCACCAGACTTATACGCAAACACCAACAGTAACGCAACCAAAGGCGCAACAGCCAGTAGTAACAAGTAAGACGCCTAGTTATTCAGCTCAGGCAACTCAAAAGCAGGCTCAACCACAAAAAGTCCGACCTCAACAAACACAACCGCAAAAGGTTCAACCGCAACAGAGTTCACAACAACAACAAACACAACCACAGCAAAGTAACCAAGGATTGATGGCTAAGACTTCTGGTCAGTTGAGCCAAGTGGAAGTGAATCAAGTTGCACAGGAAATGAGCTCACGAACTGGTGAATCTGCTTCGACTTGGAGTTATATCATCAACCGGGAATCGAAAGGTCATGTTGGTATCTACAACTCCGAAGGTTCGGGTGCTCACGGATTGTTCCAATTAATGAAATCTAGTCACGGTAATGTTGGTACACAAATCAATGAGGCCACTCAATTATACAAGGCGCAAGGTTTACAAGCATGGCAAGAATAGTATATTGAAAAGATTGAGGCGCTTAGGCGCCTTTTTTATTTGCATTTTGAAGCCGATTATGGTAGAATTATGTTATAAATTAAGAAAGGAATAATGATTTTTATGGAAAATGATTTGTTTACAGAATTACGTGGGTCGGCCAAGAGAACAATTGAAGAAAAAGGCAAGCCTGACTACTGGGACAAGCTGGTTGAATTTATGCGGAGCTCTGCAAAAAATGGTCATTATTGTTTAGAGCTTCAAGGGCGGTTGTATAATGACCAAGAACCGAGCGACAGTTCAGCAAAGTTATTGAAAGATATTCTCAAAAATCAAGAGTTGTATGCGGCCAACTTGCGAGATAATGGACTGGAAATAGAGATAACTACGCAGGTCAATCTCTTGCCATCTAGTCAATTTATTGAACGAGGCCATTATTTTACAGAAGTGAATTTGAAAATTGATTGGAGCGATGATAATGAGTGAATTTATGAATGCTAAAGAGGCACTAGAATTAGTTAAAAAGAATAAGCAAAGACGTATCGAATATTATCTTGATAGAATTGACCAAGATAAGAAAGCCAATGCAATCAAAAAAGAAATCAAGAAAGCTGTGACCAATGGCGAAAATTGTGCTTATATAAAATTCCATACCAATACAGACGATTATAGAATCACTGCCATTGAGGAATACTTTACCAATCTCGGTTATGACATTTTCTTCGATAGAAAATGGTGCAGAGTTAGACTATCTAAGAGAAATTTCCCGAAACCACCAAAAATCAGCCGATAAAATGGTAGTTTTGAAAAAATAGTCTTGTGAGAGTTCGTTAGAGCGATTTTAAAAACTTTCATGGCTTATCATACCAGACACTAAGTAAAATTGCCTAGAAGTCATCTGACAGGCGCATATTGGATTGTGGCGATTATCGGGTCAAAAATGGCGAGTAAAATCCCGATTTTATTCAAAAATGGTTGACTTCTGGGTAAAAAGGTGTTATGATAGAATCACAATAAGGAAATGGAGGAATGGAAATGAAACGTTATTTGGCGAAAGTAAATTATAATACGCCAGATGGAAAGCATGTGACTACGTTGTACAAGTTGTTGGAGGCAGAGAACGAAATTGACGCTCAATTAAAAGTAATTTTCGACAAGACTTCTAGCGGTGAATTAAATCTTTACGACCAATACTTTGCAGATGGCATGTATGAAAAAGAGATTGTCGGGGTTTACGAAATTGATGGAAATGGTGAAGCCTTTGAAGATTGGCCTGAATCGAAAGTTGGTGATGAATAATGGCTTTAGAAATTAAGCTATCGCCATCTTGGGTGATTATCAATAATGACTATTCGCCAAGCGGAGTAATCTTGTTACACAAAGTAAGGTCAAAGAGCAGTTCAAAAGTTCGTGAAGAGCGCACGTACCACTCTGACTTAGCATACGCCCTAAAATATTATGCTAAAAATGCAATTGCTAAGAATGACAAAAAAGTAAAAAGCATTCGAGAGTACATTGATGAATATAATAAGATTTTTAAAGATGGAGTTGACAAAATTGAAAAAATGCAACAATACTTCGAAACAGACGTCACACCAAAGAAAAACAGCGATGAAAAACAGTAAATATAAGCGTTATTTTTCTGTTTTTAGAGGAGACTATCCTCGGAGTAGATGGAATCATGCACATGGCAATCATGGCTCTATCGATGGTGAAAGCTTTGCGACGTTTTACTCATCGCCTAAGTTCTCTGCAATCGCAGTTGATTTAGGATATGGTTATAGCGTAGCTGGTAGTGAAACTCCTGTACGCTCATTTTCTGAGAAGGACTTATTAGCAGTGTATGCAATCTTACAGGCGACAGGATTCAATGATAATGAGATTAGTCATATTGTAGATGAACACATGAAAAAACTAGGAGGACTATAATGTTAAAGGATAATCTGTATTTAAACAATAAAATTTCTCTAGCACTTCAAGAAGAACCGATTGACTTTTTCTTTGTGGATAGTAATAATGGAGGATTTTTATATTCAGGCGACAAGCAATTACTTATGTCTAAAAATACCAAAGACAGATTGTTAGAAGAAAAAATTATTAATGATGATTCTGAAACAGCTTCTAATATTATGATTGTTGACAATCTTAACGATGATTTTGTATATATGGGAAAGATTTATGAAAACTTGGAAGTCAATAAAGTCGGGAATGTTTATGTTAAATACATTAGTGATATTTGCCTAATGTATGTTAAGTAGTTTTAATTAGTCAACTAAATTGTATATCTAGTTTTTCGGCCGTCTGCAAGCGGCCTTTTTTATTGTTTAGATTGAAATATTAGTTTGATTGTGGTATTATAGTCATATCGAGGAGGAATAATAATGAATAAAAGCGAAAATGAAGTTTGGAAGACTCACCCTGAATTTGACTTTATTCAGGCGAGTAATTTAGGACGTGTTAGAACGGTTGATAGAACTGTGTCGAATGGTAAAGGCATGTACGTCAAAAAAGGACGGATTTTAAAACCACAACTCAATAATTACGGTTATTTATATATTGCTTTCGGTGAGAATGGGAAGTTTATTCAACGAAAAGTTCACCGAGTTATTGCACAAACGTTCATTCCGAATCCTGACGGTTGGGCGGAGGTCAATCACAAGGATAACGATAGAACTAATAATTGTGTCGATAATCTTGAATGGTGCACACGTGCTTATAATCGTCAATATCGTGAAAAACATGGAGTGTCACAAACAGAAGCATGTGGTCACGCCGTATTTACAATCAACTTAAACGCACATGAAGTTTCACGCTTTCCGTCACAGCATGAAGCCGCCAGACAGCTCGGAGTTCGCCAAGGAAATATTAGTCGCGTTCTCAAAGGTAAACAAAACCAAACAGGTGGCTATTGGTTCACAAAAGCAGACGATAACGCCGTAGAAAACACACGGGCCCAGTTTGGTGATGAAGTAGCAAGTAAAGTTGAGCAACTAACGGGTGAAAAAGAACTATAATCAGTACGAAAGGAAAGATAATAAAATGGATAAAAATGAGTTGATAGCTTACGGGTACAGCAGTCTTCATAATCACACGGATTTATCAAGTAATTTGCGTTTTTTGGATAGCACAATTACTATTGGTGAGATGTTGGATTATGCAAAAGATATTGGTTTAAAGGCAGTTTCGTTCACAGGACACGAAGCATTGAGTGACCATATCAAAGCGGAACGCTATTACCATGCCAACAAAGATAAGTTCGAGGACGTTAAACTTATTCTCGGTAACGAAATCTACTTGGTCAAAAAGAGCGAGATGGAAAAGGCAGAGGAATCCGGTGAGCCTTTTAAGTTCAACCATTTTCTTATCAATGCTCTTGATAAAAAAGGTCATGAGTTTTTGCAGAAACAATCATCATTAGCATGGTCACATTATCATGTATATCATGGTGCGGAGCGTGTTCCTAGTTTCTACAACGAAATCGAATCATTAATGAAGAGTGGCGACTATAAAGGACATGTCATTGCTAGTACGGCCTGTCTTGGCGGCTATGTAGCACAAGAAATCTTATCATACAATGAAGACCATGATAATTCACACTTTGATAGAGTGAAGGGTATGATTAAGTGGATGGTCAATGTTTTCGGAAAAGAAAACGTCTTCTTAGAATTAATGCCTAGCCACCATGAAGAACAGATTATCGTAAACAATTGGCTTAAAAAGATTAGCGAATCAATTGATATTCCATACATCATCACGACAGATGCTCACTATTTAAACGAAGCTCAACGTCCAGTACACAATGCCTTGCTATTATCTCGCAATCAAGACAGGGATTTAACAGCTTACGATACAGCCCATTTATTTAGCGTAGAAGAATTATTTGAATTCTTTGATGATGACACGCTAACAAAAGCATTCACAACCCTACACACGATTTTTGACCGTGTTCAAGACTATACGTTAGAACACGAACCAATCGTGCCACAAGGGCGTATTCCAGAGTTCTCAAAACCATCTTACGCTGATTTTTATCATGGTGAAGACTTGCCAAATATTAAAAAGATGGTTGAAAGTGGTAATAGAACTGATAGCTACCTAATGAAATTGGCTTTAGACGGACTTGAAAAGCATAATCTTAAAGATAAGAATGATTATTTAAAGCGACTTGACCTAGAAGTTGGTGAACTTGTAAAAATTACTGAGAACATCGGTCAACCAATGAGCTCTTATTTTGTTGCTCAGCATGATTTTGTTGATATTATGTGGACTCAAAGTTTAGTTGGACCCGGCCGTGGTAGCTCTTCATGCTGGCTGTTAAATTATTTGATTGGCTTAACACAAGTTGACGCTTTAAAATACAATTTACCGCATTATCGTTTTTTGTCTGCTGAACGTGTAACAGAAAACACTGCTTCTAACTATCCAGATGAACTTTAATCAACGTCTGGCTTGGTGGTGACACCTTGAAATAATTCCTAGTGAACGATTAACAATCGGTGTGAGAATAGCCTAAAGTGTTTCTGGTAGGAAATGACCAGTTAATATTCTTGCTAACAGGGAAACCCTTAAAGGGCAATCGCTGTGCTAAATTTAATACAATGTGTATTAATAAATGTGAAACGACCATCGAAAGCACGCATTGATATGCGGAAGCGAGTAGAGTACACCTTAGCTTGCGGGCTATGTGTGGAAGCGCTAGGCTCTGACTAGATATAGTCAGATGAAGATATGGTCTACCCTCGCGGTAACGTGAGAGTGATTGATACGGATACCGAGGGAACAAAGCGAGAACGTATTATTAATAAGGTTAAAGAAATTTATGGTGATAATAAGGTTCTTAACTTTGCCACCTTTAGCACAATCAAAACACGTGGGGCCATCAAATATGCTGGTAGGGGTCTAGGTATTGACAATAATGAAGTTAACTATATTGTTAGTCTATTACCAGCAGATGGTCACGATGAATGGCCCATTACAGACGCGTTACTTGGTAATGAGAAAAATGGTCGTAAACCGTCTAAGAAGTTATTAGAAGAAGTTGACAAGTACCCAAAGATGAAAGAAACAATTCTTGGGCTATTTGGACTAGTTGTTGGCCGTAGTGAACACGCGTCTGGAGTTCTTATTGCCAACAACGGTTATGAAGAACACAACGCAATGATGGTTACTCCTCATCAAATCGCTGTCACCCAATTTGACGCAGATGATTCAGAATATGCTGGTATGATTAAGTTTGATTTTCTATCATTGTCAGCGTTAGATAAAATCCACTCAGCAATTGACATGCTGATTAAAGATGGCAGAATCAATAAAGAAGACACGTTGCGTGACACCTATATGAAGTATTTTGGCCCAGAAGCGCTTGATATGACAAATGTTGATATGTATAAAATGCTATTCAACGGGGACGTCATTGACGCCTTTGAATTTAGTTCGTCGGTTGGCTATAAGACATTGCGTAAGCTAAACGCGCGTGATTACTTGGCCTTAGTATCTGCCAATGGTCTTATGAGATTAACTGGTGGTGATGATGACGAATTGGCGCTTGATAGATATATCCGCTATCAGAATAATCCTAATGATTGGGATAAGGACATGGATAGTGCAGGACTTAATAACGATGAAAAACAATTAATGCACGAATTACTTGATGATTACAAGGGTGTTAATAACTCACAAGAACGACTCATGCAAATGGTGTTAAAGATTGCTGGGTACTCATTAGAAGAAGCAAATAAATTACGTAAATCAATTGCTAAGAAAGATAAGAAGAAACAAGAAGAACAACACGTATTCTTCTTGAAAAAGGCCAAAACGTATGGATTGAGAGATGAGTTTGCAAAATATATCTGGGATAAACAAATCGCTATTCAATCAGGTTACGCATTTAGCGTTAGCCATTCACTACCATATACACTATTGTTAATGGTTGAAATGAATATCTGCAAGCGATTTGACCCTATCTACTGGCAAACTGCTGTATTGTCAGTCAATGCAAAGACGTATGGAGATGAGACGTCTAATCCAGATTACAATAAATTAGCGACGGCGATTGGTCAGTTACCGAAAGGGTTAGTAACATATCCAGATATTAATCGTAGTGAGATTGGATTTGTTCCTAAGATTACAAAACAATCAAAAAATATTTTGCTAGGACTGAATGCCATTTCTGGTATTGGGATTAGTGAGATTGAAAGTATCATGAACAATCGACCTTATGAATCATTAGATGATTTTATGAACAAGAACAAAGATGTCTTTTCTACTAAGAAGATGATTCTTTTAATTAAGTCTGGAGCGTTGAATTGCTTTGATAATGACCGTAGAAAACTTATGATTGACTATATCTCTAAAATCACAGAACCGAAGCAGAAATTGACTACGGTTCAAATTAACAAAATTGACAAGAAAATCCCAGAAGAGTATGAGTTACAAAAGAATGCTTACCTAATGAAGAAACACGTTAAAGATAATACTGTCAAGATTGATAGCCCTATTGGGCGCTGGTTCATTAATACTATCGAACCTTTAATTACTCAATATGAGGAAGGATTAAAGAAGAAACCAGAAGGAAGCTTATGGAGTATCGACGGAGACAATATCAATATCGACACAAAGCGTTACAATAAGTGGTTTAACTCATTTTCAGAACCGTTGAAAGAATGGTTAAAAACTCCAGAAGCAGTTGAAATTGAAAGGAATACTCGTTGTGCTGAATTATGGCTAAAAGAATGTGAAGGAAATCCAGAACACTGGGCCTTTGAAGCATTGAACTTTTACCCCGAAAAACACGAACTTGAAGTGTCATCATTGAGCACAATGCTAAACTATCAATCATTCAATGACCTAGAACCAGAACCTAAAGTAATCAAAGAAGTAACTAGCAGAAATGGCCGTAAATTCTCAATCTATGAGAATCATATTATTGCCGGTACTATTGTAGCCAAGAATAATATGAAATCAACGGTTAGCCTATTGACACCAGATGGTCTAGCAATCGTATCATTAGGGCGTTCACTTTACTCAAAAATTGGTAAGAAGGAGATGGCTGGTAAAGGTAAAAATCGTCACTGTGTATCTGATAGCTGGTTAGAAAGAGGAAACAAACTAGCGGTGACTGGTTATCGCCAACAGGATTCGTTTAGATTGCGACGAGACGCCAATTTTAGCACAACAGTAATGTTAATCAATGGGTATGGTAGAAAAGTTAGATTAAGTTTTGACAAATAAAAAAAGGACACCCAAAGTTGGGTGTCCTTTTCGTGTCTTATTTTACTAAATATCCTAACTTTACTCCACAATAGTCATACTCGTCAATATTTAACTTTTTAACCATTGCGTTATATTTTCTCTTATTGATTTTGGTGTCATCTTTATTGTTTTTGTAGTATAATAGTTCAAGGTAATCATCTAAATCACGCTTTGTGAAGAATGCCGCCATTCCCTTTGCACGAGAATCGAATAGGACAGCTCGCGTTAGATTTGCTTCTCCGTCTCTTACTTCAATTGTATTCATAATTAAAACACTCCTTATTCAATTTCAATCCCGAATGCGTTACTCAATTTGTCATCGTCATGGTTCTTTAAGTAGCCTTCTGTGGTTTCAGAACTTGAATGATGAGCAACTAGTTTTAGCACTTCAAGTGGTAATGCCTTTTTATCTGACTCTACTAGTACATGATGAGTACCAACAGAATAGTTTTCAAGACCCGTCCGTCTAAAGTCATGAGGGTGAACAGTAATTTCGCGACCAGTAAGCTTTGTTAAGATTCGTCCAAATTGATTACACCATTCGTAAAAAACAGAATAGTTAATTACGTGACGTTCTTCACCGTAGTCTGAAATCCATAGGCTGTCAATATCATCGTCGCCACGTTGATTTAAATAAAGGTCTGCAATCTGCTGTGTGCGCTTAAAATAAATCAACTCAAATCGTTTTGCACGCTTACCAATAACGGTATTTGTTTGATTTGACTTAACGAATCCATTCTTTTTAACTTGAAGAATTTCATTACGGCGACCGCATGATTCATATGCAAGACTAACAAACAATGCCTTTTCATACTTCTTGTGACGAATTAAATAATCAAGAAGCATATTTATTTCACCATCTGTTAAGTAAGTATGTGTTTTAACAGGTTCTTTAATTAACCCCTTGATGGCGTGCATTTGATTAATTTCGTATTCATAATCTTCACTGATAGTAAGATATTCCAGAAAATTTCTAATACTACTTTGAAAACGATTAATACGTGCATGGCTGGTTCCATCACGTTGCATTAATAAAAAGAAATTACGGAAGTCTTTACGCTTTAATTGTGTTACAGTTTTGTTCGGATATTTCTTATTTGAATAGCATAAGAATCCACGAATATCTGCCTTATACTGATAACGAGTCTTAACGGCCCGGCCGTTGGCTTCTAGCTCCAATAAATAATCTTCTAAGGCTTCTTTGTCTTCGTCTTTGACTTTTGTGTCCCAGACTTCTTGATTAAATAGTTCCATTGTATCTCACCATTCCTTTTATATTTTATGTACCCTCACATAATGTGAGGATTAATACTAGGCTTCGCTAGAAGGAACTTCACTAGCAGGAGTTTCGCTAGAAACTTCTGACGTGGCTTCACTTACCGGCGCTTCTGAAATAGCACTAGCTGGTTCAGCAACACTAGCTGATTCACTAGTTACGGCCTGCGCCACAACCTGTGGATTAACGCTTGCGTCCGAAACGGCTTCTTTAGATAGCTCACTTGCTAAACTATCCGCTACGGATTGGGCTTCGTTAGCGGCACTCAATGCCAACTGCGCCTTTTCAGCAGGCTTCTTTGCATTTTCAATAGCCTTTTGAGCTTCAACAAGCTTGTTAAGAACGTCCTGTTCGCTATTCGTTAAGCTGTCAGAATCGTCTTTAATACCGTTGCCGACGTTTTCAAGGATAGAGTTATCTGTAACAGTACCCACGAATGCGAGCACTGAACCAATAACCGTAAACGTCATAAGAACGTCACTACGGTCAATCTTCAAACCAAAGAATGCTGAACCAATAGCCAAACCAATAATTAAAACGGAACCAACAATTTGTAACCAATAACTAGGCTTGGCCTTGTTGGCTTCAAATGTTTTTACAAATTGAGCAATAAAGTTGTTAAATGTAGTTTTAATTTTGTTCATGTTCTATTCTTCCCCTTCCAGAGAGACCTTAATTCTTCGTCGTGCCTTGCCATCGTAATCTTAACTTCTCCAAGTTCTTCGGTGTGCTTCTCTAGCGTTTGCATAAATGTGTTAGAATCTTCATTCTGCGTAGCAGACAATTGTTTAATACTATCACCTAAGTCACTAATTTTCTCCATCAACGGGTCAATAATAACTCGTTTGAACAACCAAGAAACTAGCGATAAAAAAGCACTCACAATGGCAATCAATTCCGTCCACTCGCTAAGATTATATCCAAAGAAATAATGAGGTGGAACGGCGGCAATAATGTTGCTTAATACCATGTGGTGGACCTCCCTTATCAGCTAATAATTAGTCGTTGGTTTGGATAAATGGTACTGTACATCGAAATCCCGTTGAGGCTAGTTAGGTTGCTAACCGTAGTTCCATGGTCATTGGCAATTTTCCATAGACTATCACCAGATTTAACTGTATAATAGGTATGAGAAGCACCGATAACGCGCTTACCGTAGCTTTCACCACCATTTACACCTAGAGCAATATATCCGTAATAACCATTAGAGCGTAAATATCTAGCCCATACATAGTCACTCTTGATGATTACTTGGTTGTACTTAACGCTTTCACCACTGTAATAGGTGGCCACCTTGGAGTAGTTGGTACCAGCCCCAGTACGAACATTAAGAGTGGTGTTGGGGTAGAATGTTCCGTTTTGGTTATAGGTTTGGTTAGAAGCTTTGTTGCTGTTAGATGAGCTGGAGTTCGAACTAGAACCTTGCTTCGTAACGTGTTCAGCTAACGTCCAACCAACAACGGTGTTACCGCTCTTTAGTAAGAGCATTTGGTTAGATTTGCCTTCCGTTACTTGCTTGATTTGACCAACAGTGTAAGTCTTCTTCAATACGGAACTATCAATTGGGGTCTTAGTATCGCCATCGTCCCATTTAGCAACGTTAGAGTTAATCTTAACTTTGTCGCCAACCTTGAATCCACCAACATGATACTTGTCTACGTTCTGCTTATCGGCGGCACTAGAGCCAATCCACCACTTTACAGGGTGCTTAGATGTGATAACCTTGTTAGTATCAACACCCAGACCAAGACTAGTCGAGTAACCAGAATCCGTATATTGCCATAATGCTGGGTCTTTGAGATAATGGTTGCTATAGTTAGCTTCCCAGAAAGCGTCATAGTTGCTCATAGTTCCAATGTAGTTATTGTAGAAATAACTACCAGAATATAAAATAACTGGCTTGTTAGTTAAGCTTTGCATTTCAGAACCCCAAGCCTTAACAGCACTAGAATAAGAACCACTAGTCGTAGTAACTTCTTCTGCGTCATTAACGAAGAACTTAGCATTCTTAGCACGATTGTAAAGGTCTTTGGCTTCTTGCTTAGCGTCAGAAGCATTTACATACCGTGAATAAGAATAAACACCGTATGGTGTCCCAGCTTTTTCGAGGTTAGCAATCGTGTTCTTATACTGAATATCCTTGTAATTAGAACCGTATTGAACACGGACGATTACGAATGAAGTTTCAGATTTTAAAGCTAAAGCTTTCTGGTAAGAAACATTGCCTTGCCATTCTGAAATGTCAACAACCTTTTTAACAACGGCGCCATCACTGGTATTGGCGGCACTAGCATTCTGCGTATTAATAGCAGAAGCAGATAATCCTAACGATAATGCCAATGCAGTACCGTATAGTACGTGTTTTAGTCGTTTATTCATCTTTCTGTCTCCTTTTGTGTATTAATGTTCACTTCTTGATAATTTTTTTCAGAGTAAAATTCAAATTTTATTCTAAATTAAGATGAGTGCCTTTAACTTGTGCTTATTCAATTGTCTACCTCCTATTTTAATATGTCTTCTGGTGCCAGTGAGTATGGCGTTGCAGTGGTTCCTTTCTCTAATTTTAAGAACCTAACATATACGTCCATTGTTCCATAAAAATCAAAAGCATATCCTTTGCTATTAAATGAAGTCGTTCTTGAAACCCGTTGCCAATCACTAGTTGGAGTCATGCTGGCCATCTGTTCGGGGTCTTCCCAATTTTCCCAGCCTAGTCTGCTAACTATACCGGTTCCTTTAACCTCGACCGAGATAACATACTTTCCGGTTGTTGGAAAATTAAACCACCTATAAAATCCTGAACTATTGCTAGTGCCAATGACATGTAGCGCTACTTCACCACTGTCCATTGTGACTTTCTGGATTGTACCGCCCGAGTTATTGGTAATGCCACCAAATGAAAAATCATATGAACCACTAATCAGGTTTCTGCCGTAAACTTGCCTGCCATTTTGATAAACAGCGTCAATCGGCTTGCCATCTTTAATCCATGTTCCGTGTGTTATATCTGCCATTTAAATCACCCCTGAATCACGTATAAGCCGGTTTTGTCGGTTAGTGCATCATACTCTGCTTGGGTGACCACACTGATAACTGCGTCTTTACCTGCGGGTCCTTGTGGGCCAACAGCCCCAGTATCTCCCTTGTCACCTTTAGCGCCGACAAGAGAGGCCAGCCATTGATTGACACTTCCAGAAAATCCAGCATTAACGGCAACTTGATAAGCAGAAATTCCTTGGTCGCCTTTATCGCCTTTATCACCCTTGTCACCTTTAGCTCCAGTGTCACCTTTCATACCTTGCGAACCACTTAAATCGGCAACATACGTGAAGCTAGTGCCGTTCCACACATAAAGCTTACCGTCATCAGGGTCGTTGACATCACTGGCAATCATAGTGAAATCACCATCAGAGAAGCCAGCACCGTTCATTGTAGCGATTGACGGGAACGTCTTTACGATTTGGAAATCTTTCCCAGCGTCACCCTTATCACCTTTATCACCTTTAGCTCCAACGAGAGAAGCGAGCCATTCCGCTTGTGAACCGTGATAGCCATTAATTACTGCAACTTGGTAGGCAGACAGACCATCATCACCTTTATCACCCTTGTGGATTGTGCTTGCGGCCTCATTCATTGCTTTAACAAAGTCATCGTAAGCGATAGTATTAATAACCGAGCCAGATTGACTCTCAATGTTATTATTAATTGTGAATCCTGTTAAAGCACCACTAGGATAGATAGCAACTCCGCTATCATAAGTCACCCAAACTTCTAACAAGTAATAACCCGCTGGAAGTCCATTCATAAATTCAGAATCAAATTTAATAATTACTTGACCAGACAAAGGGTCTGGGATATTATCAGAAGTGACTGTTTGCTCTTTTAGGTAGCCGGTGCTATTACCTATCTTGGCAATAATGCTTGTTGCGTTCGTAAGGTCAACAGGGTTGCTATCTTCTCCCAACACCATTGTGAAACTGGTGGTTGTGTCACCAATTTTTACGGTTTGAGTGGAAGTATCAGCATATTCTAATGTTTTTGCCAAACCAAATCACTCCTTTCTATCGCTTATCAAAATCAACATCTAACGCAATACATAATGCGTCATAACACGTTGCTTCATCGCCAGATACATTAATGTCTGCGTTTAATAAGAAGTCTTGACAGTCTTCTTTGTGGTGTGAATAAGTAGCCTTTTCAATTTCACCATTTTCCATCATTAATTCAAAGTAAGCTTTTCTAAAGGCTACATCGTTTTCAGGTGTAAAATTGTATTGACCATCTTTGACAATCAGTTCACCTTTATCATCTTTTTCGGCGTATTCTTTAATTAGGTCTTTTTGAAGACCGACAATCTCATCATTTTTATCAGACAACATTTTAATTAAGCGTGTCCGAGCAATTGATTGGTAGCCAGCAAGTGGCAATCTTTTTAGGAATTCAATTGATGGTGAGACGAATTGATTTTGTAATTCAAATTTCATAGTTTAATTCCCCCTATTTTTCTTCGCTAGTTGGTCTTAATGCTGTTAAACTGTCAATCAGCGTATTAAGGACTTTTAACTTAACATTATCGACACCACCTACAATAGCAGTGTTAAATTCGTCCATAGTAATACTTACTTGTGAACTAATTGCCAATGTATTAATCTGAACACTAATAGTCATAATGTTATTTGTGTAATCTGGTTTATAATTCGTAATTAAGATGTTATTCATTTAATTTGTCCTCCAGTTTGTTTAACCTTGATTCTAGTTCCATATTATGGCCGTTCAAGGCAGAAATTTGTTTTTGTTGTTCTTGGATAGTTGCTAAAGCGGCATTTAACAGCACACTGTTATCAACACCGCTTAGTTTTCCATTTTCATCACGATTAATAAAAATGTCTGGTAACTGCCACTGCTTTGTTTCGTTAATGTCATCAACAATACCAGATAACCTAATGTGACTGGTGTTATCATCTGTTTTATATTGATAGGTTGCTAAATCAATCGCATTAACTAATTGTGCCCAGTAAGCAGTATCTGCTTTCTTTACGTCTCGCTTAACACTAAGTAGTGATGAATTAACAAGGCTTGTGTAATGAACTGCGCCAGCGTAAATATCAACAGTTCCGCCCCCACCTTTAGCAAAGTGAATAGCGCCCTTGTCAGCACTAGTAACTGTGTGCCCGGTGTTAATCTGAATGTTACCAATATCTAGCTCTCTATTAAACTGAATGGGATTGCTTCCAGACGTATCTGTACCAAAGTTTGCAATATCAGACCCTGAAAAATTGGTAACTCGCCACCAAGTAGAAGCTTGGTCTGCAATGATATTACCATAACTATTAAACGTAATACCCGTTCCGTTCATTTGAAGACCGCTAAAATGGATAGATTGTGTGCTCCCCCATAAATGAATACCATTTAAAGGGCTTAACGTCACTTGTCCTGTTAACTGATTGCCAGAAACGGACTGCGAGAATGACATATCTTTACCATTCGTAAATCCAGAATTTAGTGAAATCATATTACCTGTGAAGTCACCATCGTATGCTTCGTATTGACTTCCGGAAGCATTTATGGCACGGTACATGGTTCTTAAACCACCGCCACTCATTTCTGTCCGAATAGCGTCCATTGAGTTGAATAATGTTGTAGAAGCTTTACCACTGGCTTCAATAGTGAATGGATAAAAATTACTAGTATTGTTAGCGTTATTGATAAGGTCGCCACCGTGGAAAGTAGTCGCATTAATGGTTGAACCACTAATGATACTGCCCAAAACGGTACCGGCGCTAACAACATTACCAGCGTCTGGCTGATAACCAGTTGAGTGAGCAGTTTGAGTCAGCATGGGCGAGCTAAACAAAGCATGTCCCGTACCGTTATATGCCCAATACTGTATCCCAACAGATACGGCGGTACTTGGTGCATTGAATCCATCAATGGTCAAATACGTCCACGGTTGAGCACTGCCAGTCCCGTGCAAATTAGCACTAGTGTAATTTCCAGATGGTAACCTATTGCCACTTGAGTCAAAGAACGCTAGAGTCACTTGATATGTCATCGTAGCGTCACTACCGGCGTCAATAAACCAAACTGATAGACTGTAGGGCTGGCCCGTTAATCCGTTTAGCGGTATTAATTTAGATTGTGCAAATGTTACCCAAGTTCCAGAACCAGTTGAAGAATTAAATCCAATCGAAGGAACACCATCATGTAAAGTAACATTTGAATAGTATCCTTTGGTAAATAAATTCCAACCGGGGATATATGAGCCGTTACCACCAGATAATGACGCGTTGTAAATTAGGTTTGTGGAACCACGAATAATTAAGCTTGTCGCCGTAACAAGACCGTTCGAGTCTACTGTGAAAGTCCCATTGTTAGTTGTAAAAGTGTTAGCCGCAATGTCAGCCGCTGTCAATTTCTTGCCAACAAGAAGTGTGTCGATATTCGCGCTTTTCATAATAACAGGGTCGACACTATCAAGGAAAACACTTTTTCCAGATAGCGTCAATTGACCACTAGATGAAATCAAAGTGTTACCAGCCTGAATATTAATTTGGTCAATCAAGTCGTCTTTGGTTACTCTAAAAAGAATGTCGTTAGACATTTGAGAAATCATAGAATCTTGACCACCATAAATATAGTTCGTTGCGGTATCACCCGGCTCCATTTTTAGTTCAGTAAAGAACAAACCAGAAGAAGCTCCGTTATTAGAACCTATATTATCGACCCTGATATAACCTTCATTATCATTGGCCCCAGTTGTAAATGTAACTGTGTACTGGTCAATATGCGATGGAGAAGTTACCAGATTATTAAATAACCCATGAGCAGTGTCGTAATCATTAGTCGAACCGTAAGCACGTGATAAGAAATACACATTAGCTCCAACAACGTTAGGTGAAGCAAATGCCTTAAACTGGAATGTGTATTTAGTGTTTGGTAATACCGAGAAACGCAGTGAACCAGCGGCAGAAGTTGCATTCTGTGCTGTATTGAGGTATAATAACTTACCAGTCCCATTTTTATAGAAACTATGAGTAGTTACCAATAGTTTTCTATCAGTTGCGCCCCACGCCATTAGTTGCCAACCTTCTAATGAATCTGAAAAGTTACTAGAGTAAGGTATTAAGTTGACATTATTAGCGTCTTTCTTAGAAACTTTGCTGGCAATCATGCCGTCAGTTTGCGTCTTGTAAGTTTGAAAATCACTAGATTCAACCTTGCTAGATATTTCTTTAGCAGTTGTAGCTTGATAGGCTGAAAAGTCACTATTAGCTACCTTGCTAGAAATCAAGTCAGCGGTCTGCGTTTTGTAGGTTGAAAAATCACCATTGTCAACCTTGCTTCCAATTAACTTGTCTGTTTGTGTCTTATAAGTTGAGAACTCACCACTGCTTACCTTGTCCGCAATTTGACTGGCAGTTTGCTCTCTATCAGATTCGTAATCAGAACCTGAAACTTTGCTTGCAATTGCCTTGTCAGTTTGAGTTTGATAAGTCTTGAACTCACTAGATTCGACTTTTGAAGCAATGGCTTCGGCAGTTTCTGTTTTGTCAGATTGATAAGTTCCATTGTCGACCTTTGATTCGATTAGATTGCTGGTCTGGGTTTGGTAAGTTTTGAAATCAGCTTCTTTAACTGTTTGAGCAAACTGACTGGCGGTTTGTGTTTGGTATGACGTAAACGTGTCGTTAGAAACTTTTGTTCCTAAGCCATCTTCTAGCTTCGCAATGGTTGCAGTTGAGCCGCCTTTTAACCTTATAATTTCAGCATTGGCACTATCGGCTTTATCAAGGGCACTATTGGCTTGTGATGAAGCTTCGGAAGCTGTCTTAGAAACCTCTGAAACAGCACTTGCTTGTGAAGCAATCTGACTATCAGCTTGGTTGCCAACCTCTTGAGCTTTGCTGAAAGCACTGTCGGCCGTACTTTGAGCTTTAGCGGTAGCGTTAGACTGTATAGCTATCTCTGAACTAGCATAAGCGTAGGCGTTATCTGCGGCTGATTTAGCAACATTAGCCGTTGAAGCCGCTTGACTTGTAGCACTAGCGGCACTTGTAAATTTATTGTTTGCATTATTTTGTAAAGCATTTTGAAGTTTTGCTGATTCTTCGTTATAAGCGTCCTGATATTTCTTATATGTTACACGGTCGACGTCACTGGCATGGTCAGGGTCTGCCAAAACGTCAGCCATGAATTTGTTCAAGTTGTTATACGCCGTAGTTACAGCGGTTGTGTCAATCCCTTCATCTTTAGCGTTCTGTACGAGAACGTTATATTGAGATGTTAAACCAGCGAACTGCACAACGTTGTTTTGCTTTTCAATCACGGACATTAAGTTAGGGTCATTTAAGTCTGTGACGCCCTTAACCGCGTTGTCGGCAGTGTCTTGTGAATCTTGTGCTAGTTTAGTAGGGTTGGTAATATTAACTTCGACAAATGCACTTCTTGCCATTCGATAACCTCCTACTCGTTACCCGTATCATCACTATCATCATCACCACCACCACTAACAACTGGCATTGCTGGCCGATAAATAATATCTGTAGCATATTGCATTTGTTTCTTTGGCGGGTTCCCGTCTGGTGGGGTAACGTTAAATGAATGAACTAGGGTTCTTTTACCGTTAATTGTTGCGAATGATAGACTTTCTGGTTCGATTATTTTTCCAGTTAATCCCAAACCGATTAATGCGTCGTAATATGGGTGCATAACTTCACCACGATGTAGAATGTTTACGCAATAGAAAGAACACGTTTTACCTAAGAACTGATTGCCAACACTCCAGTAAACATATGGAAAGTCTAATGCTTGTCCTTGGAAAATGTCGTCGTCACCAACAAAGTCATAATCAAGCATATTAATTGTATACATAACAGTCTTGACACCAGCCAATAGGTCTGATACGTTTAATATAAAGAATTTATAACCACCACTACTGTAGCCCATCATGTTATGTTTTCTATCAAAACTAACACGAGGATAACCACCGGGAGTGATTAAGTGGTCAGTATCATTAATACCTAGTGTTTTACCACCTTGATACTTGAACCTAACAATGTCCCAGTTACCAGCACTGTTTCTTTGGTTACAAATAATCCATGGTTGCCCCTCTTGATATAGAACGCCAAAAGTCGTGCCATGTCCTCCATCTTTTAAAACCATTTTATCAATGAGCTTAAAATCTTTATCGCGGTGCATGTAGTTACAGTCATCACCAGAAGTAGCGGCTGACTCGTACCAAGTACCATCATCTAATTGTTCAAGATGTTGTGCAATACGATGAACATCACTATCATATGGGTCAAACTCACCAATTTTAACGTAGTTATTCTGATTAATTGACAATTCAGGGTCTTCTGATATATAATCACCATCAATATAAGCTCTAATATTACCCATCAAAGATGGAGTTACATTAATGATGTCGCCTGTTTGTTCCCAATTAGGGTCAATTGAGCCGTCTGTGTTAACATGTCGCCATGCAAATCCTTTACTATCAATGTATGTGCTGATATTTTGTTTACCAACCCATGCGCTCAACAATAGACGCTTTGAGGATTCGCCTTGTGCAAAATCAAGACCGTCTGGATGTGATAATACTGGAGTGATGGCGGTAGCGTCATTAATAGCTTTAGCCACAGCGTCAGCTAATGCTGATTGATAATCTGTTAACCATTGTGGTGTTGCGACAGGAACGGTTACGAACTCACCAAAGGCAATAGAGCTTGAATATGGTGATGAGAAACTAATTGTTCTTTGAATAACACGTCCAGTGGCGTCTAATGCTGGCGTAATGTGTTCATCTTTAAAACGAATCGTAGCACCTAGTGGTGGTAAGAATCCGGGAGCAACGTTAACATCATAGTAAGTTCTAGGGTGATTGAATAGCTTCAACATCTGTTTTGCCCAAGATTGTAAACCAGTGTTATCACTAATCTGGTTTGCGGTGATAACACCTTCTAGGTATTTACCGTGTAATGAACCTTCATAGTTATAAAGCTGATTGGCATCATCATCAACAATATAAGTCATACCATTGTTATGAGGAGCCATCGTTGAGCCGTTTGCACCATACGCGTACAACTTTGTAATAGGCGCCGCAACTGTGACACGTTTAATGTTCGTGATATTCTCACCAAAAATAGCTTCTTGGTAAACAATATCAGAAGACAATTCGTCTGTTACTTCTACTATCTTATCTACAACTTTACCTTGTGTATTGATTTTAACATAAGCGTCAATTTCAACATCAAATAGTTGTAGTGCGTTTTGTAGTAACACGGTTCCTTTTGTTTTACCATCAAACGAATCCGTGTCTGCTAAGGTTGCACTTCCTGTGTTATACTCTACTTGCCAACCAGAGTTTTGGAAAACTTTGCTAAAAACCTGTTCGACATTCTGCTGTTTAACTGTTGATTGCAATGGAATTGTAAATGCTAAGTCTCTTAGAACTAAATTACATACATATGCAACAGTATTTACGGAAGTTGTTGAAGTAGATTCTTCGGAAGTTGAGTAAATGTACATGATATACCAGCGGTTGAGGTAATCATCGTGATATGCTAAATAATTACCAGATACCACTTTATCGCTATCTGGTTGTCCTTGTGGCACTGTTACAGTACCACTGTGGTCGTATTTTTTTGATTGTGCGTTAAGGTTTGTTTTCCCTTCGTAGCTATCTTCGCTACCAACGCTGACATCATCATCGTATTGTGTATTTTGTTGGTCTGAATCTGCCAACTGCATAGTAATGGAGTCGTTAGTAAATCTAGTGGCTCCATCAACAGTCAGTAGGCCAACATTATTAAAATGTGAATCCAAAATGAGGTATTGATTACCTAATGACATTCCATTACCTCCTAATCATTATTTATGTACCAAGGGATTACTCCCTTGTCTTTATTAAAGCTTTCTTGGTAAATATTTTAGTACCATCTTTGCGCCTTCTAAATCACCAACCATATTAAGCGAATTTACACCCGGCTTTAATTTTGGATAGCTGGTAGACCATACTGGATATGAAATCCGACCGCCAATAGTTGTCCGCTGTGCTTCTGAGTCCATAACAATTTCAGAACCAGAGCTGGCGATATATGTCGGTGTTGAAGAATCTGGAACATCGTTATGTTTCCACAGTTCAATACCAGTTAATGACATATAAGGTGCTTTATAATCAATCTTTTTATCGTCTTCTGTGATAGAATGCTTTAAGAACATGATACCAAAACCACCAAGTGCTGTTTGATACTTATCACCAGTGTTAATTGGCTGTTGCGAGTGAGTGATTAAATACTTGTTGGGGTTAGTATATGGTTGTCCGTTGTCAGTGTTATACTGAATAACAGACCAACTCCACGTCTGGCCGACATGTTGCATATCCATCTTAATCCAACCATCTGTTAAGGCCCCAGTTTCTTGACGGTTCCAAACGGTGACGTAAGTATCTACCTTTTGATTGATAGTCTTTTTAGTTACCTTACCATTCTTGGCTTTGGTCTTAACTGTCTTCTTAACCGTTTTAGTACCAGTTTTGATTTTAACTGCTGTGTCTTTCTTGTTTGTGAAAGCTCCACTAGGCCCTGTTGTGGTCAATAGGTCACGGTGCTTGCCATCGCCGGGAGCTAGAACTGAGCCTGGCTGACAAATTTGTAAACGACAACGTGGACGACCGTTTTGCCCAGGGTCTACGATACAGAAATTACCGATTGCCTTACCGCCGGTATCAGTCCATTGGAATTGAACTGCACCCATTGCACGCTCATTATGAGTACCGCCATATCGTCCATGATGAATACCAGCTCTTAAACGCCAATCTGTAAGTGACTGTGTCAAACCAGTATATCTTAAAGCTGGGCCGTACCAACCAGTTTGATGAGGGCCAAACTGTTGGTTAGCACCACCGGGGTCACGCTTAACTGTCATGGCAGAAGTAGCGTCATTAATCATCGCTTCTCCTTGGAATACAGTATAGTCACCACCGTTAGGAGGAATTAGACCGCCAATGGCGCTTGCGTCGTTTGACCACATTGCCATTGTTTCAACAGGGTCGTCTAGCACCTTTTCCCACTCTTGAACAGCTTGCGCTTGCTCCAATGGGTCTTCTGGGCCAATACCATAATTACCGCCATTAAGTGTATACCCAACGTATTTTAGTGCTTTAGAGGGGATGATTTGGATAACTGGCTCTGTTTGTGCTGTACCGTCAACGGTAATAACATTTAATCCGGGCTTTAAGCCAACTTCAACCTGTGGTAAAGTTGCTCTAGGGTCAGACATAACAAATGTAATTGTAGATGTCGAATCCCAAGACCCTTCTTGTGTTACTTGTGGGTCAGCAATTGCAGTGATGTGTCCCCAATAAGTTAAATCAGGTTGAAATCCAAAGACTAGCGGAATTTCTCGGTCATTGTCTGGTTCATCTGTTAATAACAAACCAGCTAAGGTTTGTGCGTAATCAATATATGACTGTGAATTATGCGGTGCCATGATTGTAATTGGAATATTAATTGTTTTAGTGGTATAATCAATACCGCCAAAGTGAACACCATATTTAGCAGGAATATCGGTTGACAATTCTGACATTGCCGGTGCAATTGGTGGGAGCACCATTCCCATAATAACGTGTAAGTCCGTACGGCTATTAAGACCGCCTAGACTAAATTCATCTTCTTTTAGTGCCAATGGTCTTACCTCCCATTCAATCGTTATGTAAACGAGGGAATTACCCCTCGTATTAGTTAGTTAATCAAGTTATTGTACCTTGCTTTAGCTAACTTTTGAGCTTCAACAGCGTCTACAACACTTTGTGAAGCAACGTAAGCAACATTTGGAGTATTGCTTGATGACAGAATAGCTTGCAATAATGCGTTAGTTTGCTGGATAGCAGTTGCAATTTGTTCAATTGCTCGACTATCAGCAGATGACGTATTTTGAGTATTCACGTTAGTGGCAGTGTTACCACTTTCAAGGTAGCTAATTGATTGCTTCAATTGACGAATTGCGGCGTCTTTGTTGGTCAAAGATACAACCATTTCTGGCTTGTTGTGTTCCGCAATATTAATCATTTGAGCTTTATCAACAAGGCCACCATTCTCCATACCCTTAATGTAGCGGTATACAGCAGAAGCGTTGCTCAAACGAGCACCACCAGAAGCGTCCATGTTACCACCAGACTCCCAAGTTGCGAAGAACTTTTGAGCCGCGGCAGTAGGATTTGTCATTCTCAATACGGCCTTTAGCATTCCATTTGCGCCGGGTTCATTCAGGGCATAGCCAATTTGACCAGCGGCGGAGTTCCATGCGTAACCGTGCTTACGTAACCAATTTCTTAATCCAGTTTCACGAGTGAACGTCCATTGCCCTAAACCAGTACCATGGTCACTGGCGTTGACAGCGGAAGGGTTCAAGTTAGATTCTTGAATCCAGTTACCTAAGATACCGGCAATACCACCGTTGTTAGAAGCAGGATAACCTTGCTTGAATGCTTTAGCTAACGCACGAGCACGTGAAGCAACGCTACCACCAAGCTTGACGTTACCGACAAGTTGTTCATCTTGGCCTGCTTTCAACATCTTCTTGAACCAGCTAGTAAGAGAATTGACAACAATGTCACCAGTCATACCAACAGCTTTTGCGGCTATACCGCCACCTTTTGCTAAGGCATTCAATGGTGAAGCAATCATAGCAGATAAATATTTAGCAGGTGATTTAATCATCTTACCTAAATTATCAATAAGCTTAGAAGCTTTAGTTTCAACTCCAGAGAACCAATTACCAACACCGTGTACAGCACCACCGATAGCACTACCAATACCGTCTAACCAACCAGTAGCCGAAGCGAAGGCTGGAATTTTACCACCAGTGTGTTCTAGGTAAGGCTGAACCATTCTAGCGTCCTCGCCTTTGGCAATTTCAGTTCCTTTTGGAAGGTTAACAATAATGTTACGCTTATTAGGGAACATACCCATGCGACCATCTGGAAGTTTATAAGCTTCACGCCAGTATTTCGACTTAGCGTCGTTTACTAACGCTGGGCCACCCGGAGTACCCTTAGCATAGGTGCTTAATTTAGCTGAACCGTAACTGGCTGTATCTAGCCTAAAGCTCTTACCAACACCAATCTTCTTTTCAACGCCGTTAATGGCACCTGCAACAGCATTCCAACCCTTAACGACAGGGTGAATAACACCGTTGTTGACAATACCGGCCATAGAGTTCCAAATACCATGCCATGCACCTCTTAGCGCGCCGGAAATCCGTCCCGGAAGCTTTTTAAAGAAGCTTGCCATATTGTTACCGAATTTAGAGATATTTTTCCAAATACCCTTAGTCCAGCCGCTGATAGTTTTAGATACATTTTTCCATGCTCTGGCAACTGGTGATAACAGGTTTCTGAACCACTTAGTCACATTTTTGTAGATTTTGTGAGCCCAACTACCAACCGCATTGGAGATAGATTTCCACCATCTACCAGCAGTTTTGGAAATTGACTTCCAAGACTTAGCTACGGGACTTAACAGCCTTCCAACCCACTTAGTAGCAGTTTTGTAGAGATTATGAGTCCAGCGACCAACAGTTCCTGATATGTTCTTCCACCATTTTCCAGCAGTTTTAGAGATGGAATGCCAAGTTTTAGCCAATGGACTCACTAATTTTCCAATCCATTTAGTGGCGGTGTGGTACATATTCTTAACGAATTTTGTGACAGTCTTTAAAGCGCCACTCCATGCCTTAGAAATGCCTTTACCGATTTTGCCCATCGTTTTTTGAATTGGTTTAACCATATTGTCAATGGTCTTACGAACGCCCTTAGCCCATTTTCCAATTGTCTTGCCGACCTTAGAGAAGATTTTTCCCATGCCTCCAAGAGCTTTACCAATTCCTTTAAATAACTTGACTAAACCGATTGCGGCTAACTTTCCGGCAATTGCTCCTAGGGCGGCAATAAACTTGCCAATACCCTTAACCACGCCGGCAATATCCTTGCCAATCGTTACAATTGACTTACCAACTGGGCTGGTCTTAAACCACTTACCAATTTTCTTAAAAGGTGTTTGAATTGCCTTAACTGCTGGAGCAAAGAACTTACCAATCCCCTTAGCCCAGCCTGACATAGTTTTACCAATACCGGCTAACATTTTGCCGACTGATTTCCCGATACCTGTTTTGCCAAGACCAGAGAACATCTTACTAAATGCTGAGCCGATTGATTTGCTAAGACTACTTAAACTAGGCATTTTAAGCCCTTTAAACAATCCGCTAAACCACTTACCAATTCCACTAATTTTAGGCAGTTTAAAGTTCTTAAACATTTTGCCAAAGTTAGGCATTTTAAAGCCTTTGAACATTTTGTCAAAGTGAATACTTGGTAGTTTTAGCTTACTAATCCACTTACCAATGCCACCAAACCAATCACCGATTGATTTTTTAACAGTGGACATTTTAGGCATTTTGAAGTGTTTCATGGACTTCTGGATTTTTTTACCCAGTTTTCCGCCCCAGTCGCCACCTTTGTCACCACCGATAAAGTTACCGGCAAGTCCACCAACGGTAGAACCAATCTTAGCGCCGGCTACTGTTCCTGCTGGGCCAAAGAAAGTACCAAGTCCACCACCGACTAGACCACCAACACCAGTACCGATAGCACCAGCGCCGACTGAACCGGCCAATTGACCAACAGTGGAACCAATCTTTTCACCGGAATTGTGCTTATTCATACCGATAAGGTTAGTTGCGGCAAAGGCAGTTTGGAGCCAAGGAACACGTTTAAGGAGGCCGCCAGTACCCCGTGCTAGTTTACCAAGCTTGGAGCCGGTAGTACCAATCCTACCAACTCTTGATGAAATAGATTCGGCGTCTTCTGTGGTCGTTTGACCTTTAGCCATACGCTTTAGAACAGACAATTTAGACCGAGATTTCTTAGCCGCCTTGTATTCCTCACGGGTTCCGACAGATTCTATCGTGGAACCACCTTTTCCGCCCCGTCCTTTAGAACCGCCACCGACACCAGCTCCGGCTTCTGCCGCTTCTGCTCCAGCGGCTTCTCCGGCCTCACCCCAAGCCGCCGCAAGAGCTTTAACAGCGGCCGTTTGTTCGTTAATTGCGGCTATGGCAGATTTACTTGAACTGGCAGTTTTAATCTTAGATTTGCTGAATAGTTTAGAAATAACGGTAGCGATTGTTCCTGAATTACGAATGAAAGCGGCAATTACACCAGTAACAGCACTAATTGCTGGAACCAATAGAAGCGTTGCTCCGGCGGCTTTTTTAGCGGAAGGACTTAGCTTATCAAACTTATCCATTAATCCAGTCAGCGCCTTAGCGCCTTTGGTTAAATATGGAAGTAATACGTTTGCAAACTCAATCTCTAAAGCTTGAAAAGTGACCTTAAACTTGTTAAACTGGTTTTGCGCAGTTTCCATGTTCTTTGCAGATAGACCACCAATGTAGTCATTTTTTGCAGACCTAGCAACCTCGTCATTAAGTTTTCCAAGTGATTTATAATTATCAGTTAAGATACCACCGGCTTGTTGACCAGTCGTACCAAAGATTGCATGGAACACGTCAGTACGGTCATGACCAGATAAGCCCTTCATGTGACGGTTCAAAATGCCGAAGATTTCCGACATTGACTTCATCTTACCGTTCTTATCTGTAAAACTACTTGTTGATAATCCTAATTTCTTCAAAGCGCCAGTAGCGTTATCAGTAGGAGATACCAATGAGTTAATCGTCTTACGTAATCCAGTACCAGCCTTGTCAGATTCCAAACCGTTGTTGGATAAAATACCCATGGCACTAGCAGTTTCGGAAATACTAAATCCAGCTTGGTGAGCTGTGTTACCAACGTATTCCATACCTTTACCTAAACTCTGGAAGTCGGTAGCCGTCATATCAGCGGCGTAGGCCATTTCATTAACGACCTTAGCCGTATTCTTAGCCATTTTACCGGTGGTATTCGCTCTTAGACCGAATGATTCCAAAGTCTGCGTAGAAACGGCTGTGACGTCATTAAAGTCATCACCAGTGGCGATAGCACCTTTAACTAATGTCTTCATCGCGCCTACCGCCTGTGATGAACTATAACCACGTTTGATTAAGTCTTGATAACCGTCAGCAATTTGTTTTTGCGTCAAACCATATTCCTTAGAATAAGCTTTGGCGTTTTCTTTCATTTTAGCGAGGTTACGATTAATCTCTTTGGTTCCTTCTGTGTTAGACTGAACGATTAAGTTCTTAGTCTTTGTAAAAGAAGCCTGTAATGAGGTTGCCATCGTAACGCCTTGCTTGGTCACAGCGGCAAGCCCTAAGGTTGCATAACCAGTACCACGAGAAACAGCGGACATCGCAGTGGCAACGCCAGAATATTTTTTCTGCATACCACCAATTTTGTCGCTAAATGAGTTTATCGCTGTACCAGATAAGCCAACACGCTTGTTTAGAGAACGGATTTTTGATTCCGTTGCTCCAATTTTTGCACCTAATTCATTGACCTTTTTGGCTTGTGCTGAATAAGCCGCACTTGTTTCGCCGGAACGTCTTTTGACTAACGCCAATTCAGACGCTTCGGTCTTGTATTGAGCCATTAACCCTTTACGAGAACTAATTAATGACTTCAATTCTACCGCCATTGCAGAATAATTCTTGCCCTCTGCTCGTAATCTTGAAGCTAGTGATTGTGATATTTCAGCAGTTGACTTAGAATACTGTTCCATCTTGTGCAAGCCGGTAGAATACTTACGCTGTTCCTCACGGGCCTTAGCATAAGCTTCACGAGCTTTTGATACAACGGCAGACTGTTTGTTAATATCAACGTTAGATGAACTAGCGCTAGATTTTAACGCCTTGAATGCCTTTTCCTCACGACCGAGTTCATCTTTTAAAGCAGATGTCTTGGCCGCCAAGAGTTGTTTATGTTTGGCGCTTGCTTGTTCCTCTTTGCCCTCTGCTAGTAAAGCCTTTTCGTTTGCCTCAATCGCACTGGTATAAGCTTTATGTGAGGTTTTGGCCTTGTCGATACCAGTTGAGAATCTGATTTCAGCGGCACGTGCACTTGCCAATTCGCTTTGACGCCGTTTCAACGCCGCATTACTTCGGGTTAATTCGTTCGTCCAGCGCATAACCGCAAGTTTTTCCTTGTCAGTTTGAGCATTGGCATGTTTTAAGGCGTCAGCTAAACGCTTGTTATAATCAGATTGTAGCTCAATTTCTTTGTTAAGTCCTGTTATCTTGGCTTCCAGAGCACTTGCACTGTCACCAGCGGCTTGCATTGCAGAAGCGTTAGAGCGCCATTCGTGGCCTGTGGAGCGGATAGCTCCTTTTAACGTACGCAGGCTTGATTGAGCCTTGGTATCGTTAATATTAACATTATATGTTAAGCTACCATATGCGGCCTGTTTCATTTAAAAACCCTCCTTGCAAAAAACAAGCCCGCCAAAGCGAACTTAACTAACAAAAATAAGTAAAACAATAACATTACCCCTCGGCAATGTTATCTTCTAACCAGTACCCTAAAGGAACTACCTCATCGTCAGAACTAGAACCATCACTGTTATCATCAACAGATAGCATTTCTAGTAAATCAAAATAATTTGTTTCCTCTAGGTTGTTGAACGTGTCTTGCTTTTGAGCAACTAATGCTTTTTCAAGACGATTAATCTCGTCCAGCGTTTCCTGAAACGTCTGCGGTTCCGCTGGGCGTACTGTCGTCTTCGTCACCGTCCACAATCTGGTCAATGTGCATAACCTTTTGAATGATTTGAGCAAACAACTCATCGGTCTTGTCTGAATCCAAGTCTTCTAGTTTATCAATTTGTGATTCTGATAAACGCAACATGTCAGCAATATATTCGGTGGTTGCTTCGTTAGCTTCGTACTGGTTCTTTAAGAACGCACTGTAAGCTTCTTCATCGGTCATGTTTTCGGCGTCAATGTTACCTAACGCTTCTAACTTCATTTGCACCTTTAACGTCTTTTTGATATTTTTGTTAGTTTCGTTTACTTCAACGGGCTTGCGAATACCTAAGTCTTTTGCATTGATTTTGACAGTCATGTGAATCTCCTCGTCTTTCATCTAATATTTTATTTTTGGATATGTACACACACCCCAGACGGGGCATGTAGGTGATTATTCAGCGTCAATTGTTACACTGCTCACACTAGGAGTAACCTTAGTTACTTTATTCACCGGCGCCACTACTCGCAACAGCATTACCCGGAAATACGAAGTTAGTCCAGTCTTCAATCTTGAAAGTGTCCTTAGCTTCGTCACCTTTAGCATAAGCGGCCTTATCAGATTGACGGTTAACACCAGTAAACGTTAATGAGTCTGGTGCCAATTGTTCTGATTCGGTGTTCGTTTGCATGTTGTGTTCTTCCAGACCGAAAGTACCTTTTAATAAGGCGAAGTGTAACTTGTTGTTCAAACGGCCGTGGGTGATAAATTCAATAACTGAATATGGCGCACGGGTGTCTGACGTAACAACAGAGAAACCTTTTTCATTGTCAACACCAGTAATAGCGTCAATGATGTCTTCTGGAATATCGTTAGCACCAACAGTTGCTTGAACAGACCCAACACCTTTACCAGACGTTTCAACGACCATGTCAGAACCATAAATCTTAGTCATCGTTGGAGTAAGACCAGTAATATTACCGACCGTCATACCTTGTGCGGTAGTTGAGTCTAGCGTGTACACACCAGTCGTCCCGATTGCCGTGTTTGACGTATCAACTTGTTCATTGTCCGTTTGAAAAATAGCAAGCCGAGCGCTGTCAATACCTTTGGTTTTTGCCATTATTGATTACCTCTTTCTTTTTTAATAAATAGTTTTCTTAAAGTGATAGGTTGAGTAAAGTTGCGAAGTCTTTGGCTCACGGTCAACACCGCCACCAATTGTTTGATACCAACCGTTATGTCGTAGCATGTTACGAACAGGGCGTTCATATAAAGCTGTGACATCACCCTTAATACTTAGTGGGTAAAAGAACTGTACCTGTACCGTACCATCGTCAGCGATTATATCATCGCTACCGAATTTGCTAGGAATCCGTGAAATGTCATTTACTAAAATGACTATTTTATTCTTAACTGACGCCTTAATATGGTCAGGAAGACCATACGCAAAAACGTATTTAGGGTCGATTCCATCAATGTTAGCGTCCCTGATTAATTGTTTAACGTCATTTGAAATCAAATCTTACAACCCCTTTGCCTTAAAAATAGCCTTAGCTGTTTGAGTTTGCGCGGCAAAGATTTGGTCATACGGCATGGTTTCAACGGACTTTTCAAACCAGAACTGTGCAGGCTGACGATATGTTCCCCAATCAGTCCAAACGGCAATTGGATAAGCCTTTTGCTCAAACCCTAATTCAGTGCCGCCATCAATAAATTGGTTCGGTTTATGCGTGATATGGTCACGCAAGTGCCCGATTGATTTTCCATATAGTTTTTTATTACGAACATCTTCAAATTCATCATAAGGTGTGCTATCATATAGGTGCTTTTCAGCAATCGGGATAGCGGCTTCAACAATAGCTGAACGTTCCTTACGGGTTAATTTGAGCTTATCTAACTGCCTTAATAGTTCGTCTTCACCAGTTACCTCAATTGAACCTAATCCGCTAGTGACCAATTGTTTTTTAGTCGCCAAATGCGCCACCCCCAAATGAATCGGAAATACCAGACGAGCCACCGTTCTTAATGACTGATTTCAACGATAATAAGTCATACGATACGATTGCGGCGGTATCTGGTACGATGTAGGTTACGATATAATACTTCTTTCTGAATCTAGCTCGGTAACTATCATAGTCAAAGTTTGGTCTGTGTTTAACGGCAACTACGATTGTATCTTCGTCATTCATTCCGTCAACACTCGTAATATTCCTATCTGATACTCGATATTGTGCGCAATGAAAAGTATACTTAACATCAAATGTATCGTCATTAATATCCGCTCCAGAGTTGATAATATTTCCGTTGTCAAGCTCTACCCACGAGTCGTTTGTGCCGAGTTCTAATTTTTCTTTGTAACGCCATAGGTCAACCTTATTTGCCATCTTATCACCCCACTAACTAGATTGAGAAGTTTCTACCATAATTCATAATGGTTTCTAGTGAGGAGGAATTAACAGTGCCACTGACGGGTGCTCCGTCACGTTTCAAGTATAGGGTCGTAGCAACTTCTAATACGGCTCTATCTACGATAGCCTCAAATTGTTTTTCACGAACACCCTCGAATTGACCGGCAACTCTTGACACGTAAAAATTGACGTAGTCAACAGCATGGTTAAAATATAAATCAACATCTTCATCAGAATCTGCGTTAATTTGATTCTTAAAGTCATCAATTGTCACTGACATCTATTACAACACCTCCTATGTACGCCCCAAAACGGGGCAAGATTATTGAGCTGGTTTTTGAGATGGAGCAACTGGAGTTCCTTTTGCTTCATCTGATTTTTCAGAGTCGCCAGCGGCGTTTGTGCATACACCTTGCAGTGTATATTCAGTACCATTTGTTAAGCCGTCAACCGAGCCGGTTAATGACGTACCGAAATCGGCAGTGCCGTTGTTCCCATCTGCTGTTTTCCAGTAAACAGTGCGCTTAGTGACCGCTGTACCGACATTCTGACCGTCAGAGAAGGTGACATCTAATTTACCATCACCAGCGCTAACCGCTAATGACGGCTTGCCGGGCACTTGGTTAGTGGTTGTAAAGTCACCAATCGTTGTCTTTGCACTTTCACCAGTATAGGCAATCTTATAACCAGAATACTTAGTGGCTGGAGTGAGTCCATTGATAGTAACTGGGGACGGTTGATTAGTTACAATCTTCTTATCCGTGTTGTCGTAAACATCAAAATTCTTTGTCAAGGACATTTCCTCCTTATCTTTGTAAATATGTACGCCCCCTCAAAAGAGGGGGTTGTTATCAAGTTTATTCGGCCGCAACTTTTACGCTACTCACATCTGGAGTAACCTTAGTGACCTTTGGTGACGGATTAATTACTCGCAGGCTTAGCAACCACGAATGCGTCAGGGTTGGTAACAGCACCGTCCATGTAGCCGTCAAGAACAACCAAATGACCACCAGCAAGCGCTTGTTGCGTATCAGCAGTAACGTGAGTTAAACGCAACCCTTGTTTAGTCATAATAGTGTAACCAGCGCTAAAGTTACCTAAAACGATTTGACCATCTGCGTTACCGTTCAATTGGTCAGATACGAACACAGGAATGCCTTGGAATGAGAATCCCGGCCGAACAGCCACAGCACCAGCAATAGTGTTTTGCATTTGTGGCTTGAAGATTAAGTGTTCGTTGTCATCATCTTTCATCTTTGATAAAGCGTTGAACACTTCACGAGATACAACAAATACGGCACGGTCTAAATATGCTGGATTAATTGAAGCTGTTAATTCAATCAATTCGTCCAACGTAGGAGTTGCACCGGCCAATTGAACAACTTGAACACCGTTATCTGCGGCAACAACTGGACGGAAAGTCTTTGAAGCGGCTTCTGGAGTCTTAGCACCAACTAATACGGCACGTTCGATAGCTTTAGCCAATGAACGACCTAAACGACCAACAGCGTAGCCAACAATGTCAGGAGCACCATCGTTAATCATCATGTTCGATAATTGCATTGAAGCACCGACACGCTTTTGAGTTAATTCAACATACTTCAATGATGGAGTTTGTGCTTTTACTTCTTCAAGTTCACCAACGAAACCATCATCGGAAGTATCACTTTCACGGACAACCCGTAAGTTACCAGTTACAGAACCAATCTTGTTTGACAATGCAAACACTGGTGAAGTTTCTTGTAACTTTTCAACAATGGTGTCAGCAACGGTCGTAGGAACGAGAACACCGCCGTTAGCTTTTTGACCATCAACGGCTTGTCCCCATGACAAACCATTGTCTGGTAATGCACGGTCTTCTACATCAAGACCTTCATCATGTTCTTTTACGGCTTCAATATAGTCACGAACCGCTTTGCTACCTTGCATGTTGTCACGGAATAAATCTGCGGCCGCCCGCTTTTCAAGTTTCTTTAAATCTGCCATGTCTTTTTCAGCTCCTCGTGTATTATGTTGTGTAGGAATGGCGCTACTGCGTTGTTCATCTAAACTTGCGATTTCGTCATTGATAGAAACAATATCTGACTTGATAGAACGCATTTCTTCTAATTGTTCGTCAGTAATAGTGCCATCTTCAATAACTGGTTTAAAGTCGTTCAGCTTGCTCTTTAAAGCCGAGCGCTTTTCCAAAAGACCTTTCTTTGTTTTCACTAATTAGACCTCCAAATCATTAATTTCTTTTAATAATTCACGTGCTTCCATACTGCGCTTTTCAGCGTTTTTGCAAGCTCTAGTGTCATCTTCCGACCCGTCTTCATTATTACCTTTAGAATCGGTTTTTGATTTATCGTTAGGTTTACCATCTGATTCGCCAGTGTTTTCACCATTATCTGGTTTATCGTCACGTTTTTTTGGCTTTACGATAACTTCGTTTGCCGGAAGCTTTGCGCGCTTATCTGATTTCATTGAGTCAGTTTCAGTGTCATCATCTGGCATATCAGAACCGTCTGGTTCAGGAACATCGCCCTCACCATCGCGTTTAGCTAACGAAGTTTTAATACCTTCCAAGATAGAAGCGACAATACGGTCTGTCAATTCATCAATGTCAATAGTTTGTGACGGAGCTTGTGCGTCTTCTGATTCTACTTGGCCGTCATCGGTTAAATCATCATCAGATGGTTCATCATCACGCTTTTTCGGTTTCACAATTACTTCATTGGCTGGAAGTTTACCACGTTTTTTTGGCTTTACGATAACTTCATTTGCCGGAAGCTTTGCGCGCCGTTCTAATTCAGCGAATAAATCTTTAGTTTCTACATCTCGTAGTTCCAAGTTGTTTCCCTCCTTAATATTAACAACTTCCGATACGCTATTAATACCCCTATGTTCAAGTTCTTTTAACTCTTTAAGACCACGAGCTTCAATACTTGAACTTAGATAAGCAGGGAAACGTACCGCAGATACTTCTTTTAAGCTAATTTCTTTGACGGTTCGTAGCGGAATACCGTCATCAAATCGGCCACCAGACCTATCCCACTCATCATCAAGGACGATAAATCCAAAACTCATACTCGTAATAACACCGCTCTTGATAAGTTCATAGGTGTCACGACCATCATTCGTGTCTAGGATTTGTGCTTCCATATACAGGCCGTCATCGTCTGCACGGAGTGTCAATGAATGATTAACAGTGGTTGCTAGTAGCTTTTGAGCGTCATGCTCCGCATAAAAATCAATCGGGTCTTTTGTTTTAACGGCTTCAACAAATGCTTGCGGCAAAATAGTTTCACGGAAAGGGGCACCATCGGCAGACATTACTTGGCTGTAAGAACCAGCTCTGTTAACATAACCAGATACCTTTAGAGATTTATCATCAAAAGATAAATCCCGTGTTTCAAAACTAAGTGTCCGTAATTCTTTTTGTTTAATCGTCATTACCTCCTAACATATTATTGTCAGCCTTTGTTTGGTGGCTGTCATCTTGATTCTTTTGGTTAGGAGCTTTTTGAATACCTTTCGATTCCCCAGAGGAAACGTTATCTAACGTTTGGTTCTTAGGAGTAATCTTTGTGGGGTCGCCAGAACTCTGTGTAGCACCGCCAGCGACACCTAAGTTAGGAATCTTCATCTCACCAGTCTTAGGATAGTAGAGAACAGAACCAAGACTAAGGTTGATGAAGTCTTCACCCTCGATATTACTAAAGCCAAACTTGTTACGGAACTCATCGTAAGTGATAAGCCCTTGCTTGTATAAGGCGCCATATGCGGCAACTTTTTCTTTGAAAGTGTTTTGCATAATGGTGTCGGTATCAAACTTAAAGAAGTAGCCTTGCTCTTTTTCAGATTCTAACAACAATTCCTTGTTGATTGCGGCTTCAAAACTTGCTAAAATAGGCTTTAGACAATACTGGAAAAATTGTAGGTTATTTTGCTCGTTAGAATTATACTTGTTAGCACCAGCGTTGATAAGTGTTTCTGGCAGATTAAACATACGAGCAATCTCACCTAACATGCTTTTCTTACTAGAATCCAATTGCATGTTATCTGGATTAGTACTGATTTGTTGGTAAGATAGACCACCTTCCAAAAACAGCGTCTTACCAGAATTACCAGCTCCGGCGTAAGTCGAAGCGAACTGTTGCTTCAATCTGGCAAGAACTTCTGGTGCAACTGCTCTATCAGAACGTACGGCACCAACAGGAACCGCACCGTTAGATAACAGGTTCTTTTCATAATCGCGTTGTGCTAACGCCAGTTGGAGTGTTCCAGTGTAGTTTGCCATAATGCCGTCTGCTGTAATACCATCTTGCGAATCGGAAATAACGTTCATCAAGTCTTCCTCATCGTACTCGAATGAACCAGCTTCTGAATTATAGGTGTAAACACCATAATATTTATAGCCACCGTAAGTGTAAACCTCGGTAGTCATATAACGAGAAGCTAAAGGATAGATGGCATTAATTTTACCATCGTTTGTTCGCTCAATGTAAGTCAACGAGCGACCATACAATAGCAAGTCTTTAACGACTGAACGTTTATACGTGAAAGCAGACATTTCCTCATTCGCTTGCTTATTAAGCATTGCGATTCGTTCGTCATCTTTAACAGGAAGTGGGACACCTTGGTCGCTTGTCTTCATCAATAAAATATCAAGAGAAGCTACCGTATCAGCAACCAACGCTAACGCCGCACTGAATGCCGGAATTTCCATAACCGTATCTTCGGTGATAGGTCTGTCATCACCAGTGAAAGATAACGGCCCTGTACCAGTCTGTGACCGAACAAAAGTACCGCCACGACTGTCCTGTCCCGGCTGTTGTTGGCTAAATGGAATCTTAAAAATGTTTTTTAAAGACCATTTGTTTTTTGTATTAGCGATTTTGAATCCCTCCTTTTAAAGTAATGTGATGTTGCTTGCACCACCCATAATATTGGAAAATTCCTCGATTTCCCATAGGGACATAGCGTCAACAACTGCGGCGGCCATATCAATTTTACCGCTTGACTTTTTCTTGTTTAAGAAGTATGATAGATTACTGTCAGTGACCATCTTAGCATTTAAGAAGTTCTGACGTAACATATCGTTTTTATCGTAAGCAAAATTTCCGTTTTGTAAGGCTTCGCGTAGAAGCTTCGTGCCCGGATATAGGCCACGTGCGTTCTGTGGAATTTCAACGCCGTCATAACCACTAGCCATGAACTTGGCGACCGTAGAACGTGCATTCCACTTATCGTAACCGAAACCTTTAATCTTAACGCCATACTTTGATTCAAGATTGAAAAAGAAATCTTCTACAAATCCATAATCAATCGTTTCGTGACCAGAGGAATATCCCCAGCCCTCATTTTCGGTGTGTTGATAATCCCAGCCCTCAACCTTAGTCTTAACAGCGATTCGGTCTGCTGGGAAAAACGACCATGCTTTAGCAACATATTTCTGATGGTCTTCATCGAAAGTGACCATAGCTAAACCAAAGTTATCGTGACTTTCGGCAAAGTCAAGACCGACAAATACGTCACGACCGTACCAGTCAAGACCTTGTGGTAATTCGGCTCTGTCGAGTTCATCTTCGGTTGTGAATTGCTCACCTTCATCACCGTCAACGAAGATATTCATGTACTTTGTTAAGAAGTTTTGACGCTTATCTTCATAATTAACGGCGTCTTCTCGCTCGTTTAATAAACGTTCTTTAACCTTTGGTATTTCTTGTGATAGTGGGTTGACTTTTATCAGTTCTTCATCATTTGTAGCCCACTCTTTAGGTTTATCTGGTCTATAAATCAATGCGAAATACGTGGGGTCATATAAATCACCGTCAGCAATCTTATCAGTGGCACGTTTAATTTCCTGTGTCATTGGATTATCGAGAGAGTCATAAGCAGTTGAAATGATGATACCTAATGGGTTATCAACTAGTGTTTGACCAGATTTCATGGCGTTAACTGGATAACTGTTAGGTAAAGCACCAACTTCATCGGCCAAAAACGCTACTGGTTCACGAGCGTCAAGACGATTATTACTATTCGCTAGTGGTTTGTAGCTGTTTTTGGTCAATAAACACGTAATATCCTTATTGTTGACTTTAAAGAAACGTGACAATTCAGGTGAACCGTCAATCAAAGAGTCAATTTGTGTTTTTAGCATTGAAGATAACTCTAAATCTGGCGCTACGGAATAAAACTTTGAATATTTCGGCTCCAGAATAAGCAACAAAATAAAGATAATTGCAGAAATGAAAGTTTTCCCGTTCTTTCTGGGTATTAACATCGTTGCTGTGTTGTATCTTCTTAGCTTGTGATTGTCCTTATGACGCCAACAAAAGATATTGACAAAGAAAAACCACTGAAAACCAGCCAGCGAATCGTATGCACTCTGACCCCGTCTGGGGCCAGTTGCCATAATAATTAATTTTAATAGCTTAGAAACACGATTAAGTGCATTAATATCAAAATAATAGTCACCTTTACCAGCAAGGCTCTCGTCAACTTCTCTGATAAACCTATCACAGACGAGTTTGACATCTTTGTTAGCTAAGGCTTCACCATTATGAATCTTTAAAGCATATTGATAAGCTGGGTGGTTGAAAATATCTTTTTCTTTCAACATATCACCTCATTATATGCTATAATGTAGACTGTAAAATCTACATTTTATGTACTCTCGGCCTAAAATAACATGGAAAGAAAACACCGAGAAGCGTTTTGCTTTATTGTGATTAAGCTACAAACTCCCAGCCAGACTCGAACTGGCATTGCAAGATTAGAAGTCTAGTGTGTTATCCGGTTACACCATGGGAGCATAGTCCTAGCTTGGGCCACACTGTTAGGAGGTGTGCTAGGTGCAATTATGTATGGGGTCGGATAAGTAGACGTCACTTATCGGGACTGGCGGTCAGATACAAAGCCTCTGCCGAGCAATATGGTGACCCTCCAACCATATTAATGCAAAAGTGCTGTTTATAAGGCCCGTTTAGAAGACGCGAGCGCGTTTAACTTAACGTGATTGGTGTGGAATCGAACCACACGCGGTAGCTAACCTCCTGACACAGCCATTGCCTTATTCTAGGTCTTACTTGCCATGCTTCAACCACACGCCGACTTCCATTTTTAGTTTAATGGTAACTAACGTTTTTTGACGTACACGCCATCAGTCGCTCACTGTAATGTGCTTGGTAGGGATTTGCACCCCACACAAGATATGAGTACCTTTCAATCACGTATGGCCTGAGAACCCCACACAATCTAGCGTCTACCTATTCCGCCACAAGCACTTTTTTACGTATTATTAGTTATTTCTTGGTTCATTCATCATGACAGAACTTTTTAATTGAGAATCTAAACATGTGAGCAAAGCCATTGCCTTATCATATTCTTCCCATGATAATACACGAGCGTCTAATGATGAAACAACGCCTTCAAGCCTATCTAAAATATCTTGATTACGATAAACTTCTTCTCGTTCTGTTTTTAAATCATTAACAACCTTTTCATTAGGTACTAATTCAGACATATTATCATATCCTCCTACAACAACGGTTATGGCTTTGGTAGGATTCGCGCCTACTCAGTCTTTCGACAACGGTTTTACAGACCGCCACAGCTCTCTAACTCTGTCGCAAAGCCATTTTAAAGTAAACTATTGCGAGTGGCAGGAGTCGAACCTGCTATTTAAAGGTTATGAACCTTTCGTGATTTTCCGTTTCACTCCACCGCAATGCTCTAGGTAGGACTCGAACCTACACGTCTTACGACACAAGATTCTAAATCTTGCGTGCCTGCCAAATTACACCACTAGAGCTTATTATCGGGATAGCTGGATTTGAACCAACGACATCTCGGTTCCAAACCGAGTGAACTACCAAACTGTCCTATATCCCGTTAATACTGCTCGGGCTGGAATCGAACCAGCGACCTCTTGATTAACAGTCAATTATTCTACCGCTGAACTACCGAGCAATGATTATGTATGCCCGACACACTGGCACCCTAAGTGTCATGTTATCAGGGCTTTATCTATCTCAACCGAGGCTAGACCAGACAGATTTGGTTTTTCTACTAGTAAAAGAATGCTTGCCTCCAAAGGCTACTCCATTATGGAACTTTTACTTTCGGGTGCGCGCTTCTCGGAACTTAAATCACTATGTACATAAGTCGGGTACAAACTACCCCGCTCTTAATTTTAATCAGATATATGTACTTCCAGCCGATTAAGACTGGAATTAATTAATCTTCGCTATTAATAATACTTTCAAGTGCGCTAGTACCTTTGCTTCTATCTTCAATGGTTAATGCACTTAGCTGTGCCCGGCTTGATGGTGATAATCCATACTGCGTTGACAACACCCTGAACCTATCAAAGAATTTAAGGTGAGTTTTGATGTACGGATTCTCAACCGTCTTAAAACCATTTTTGGTTTCAACGGTAATCATCAATTTATTACCGTTTTCTGCCATAGCCTTATTTGACTCTTCCATACGAGCAAGACATTCAGCTAAGGCCGCTACACCGAATCTATCTAAGTTAGAAAGAATATCAGACTCTTCAAGTAGGTCACAAATGTAAAAGTAATACTTTTCGGCCGCTTCCCAGCCCCTGATAAACTCTGGTGGCACACGCACTTCATCGGTAGCGCCTTTCAGCCGTTCCTCGTCTTCCATTCTTCGTCTTAAAGATGAAGCCGATTCGTTGTGGCCTTTAACCAGCGCCGCGGGCTTTCTAGCGTTAGGCATATGTTCACCCCCTTAGAAATGAAGTGTATCATCTAGGTTTATTGTCGCTTTTGTTGTATTCCAGTCGAAATCAATACCATTTAAACCCATGGCTAAATTGCATTCACGACAAAGCGTAACGCAATTTGATTCGTCATACATCAGCTCTGGGTGATTGACACGCGGCTGAATATGGTGTACAGTTAAATCATCATACGTGTGCTTGTGTAGCTTTATTAAGCAACGCTGACACTCACCACCATCTCTCAAAATGATTTTCTTTCTAAAAGAACGCCATCTTTGAGAAGTCAGAGCTTTTTCTGTAATTGTTCGATTTTGGCGTGCTATCCTTGCGTTATGATTGTTACGTTTCCTTTTTACAGGACAATCATGCGTACTCTTGTCAACAATCATTCCGCAGTAAGGACACACAGACAAATCTCTACCCGATTGTGTATTCTTCAAGGTTATCACCGTCTACTTCAAGTAGACAACCACAATACGGACAAACAACATAGTCATCTTTTTTATCTATTTCAACTGGAGTCGAACATGACGGACAATTTTGTGTCATGTTAAAAACTCCTCTCTGGTTTTGTTATTTACAGTCCCGATAGAAAAAGGCATAGGAAAACATTGCGGGACATCGCAGTTGTGCGCCGAACAGCGGTTTTTTTAGATAATAATTATCTGCCATACCGAGTATATATGTAGTGAGAGAAATTAATCTCTCACAGGAGGAAAGTGTATGAATGAATAAGGAAAATGAAAATGAATGAATTAAAGGAGAGGATTAGTCGTCAGATAGGCTTTTGATAATATCTCTGGTTTCAACTGATAAGTCGTCTAGCCAAGGTTTTTGAGATTCAATATTTGGCTCTTTATCCCAGCCGTGAATTAAGTGACGAATCGCATTGAACTTTTCGTCTTCTGTAACATAATCACTTGCATACAGGATAGCTTTAATAAGGGTTAATTTGTGATTGTTCGACAATATCGTGAAACCTCCTTTGTGAAATAACTTAAATTATATGCTTTCAATATAGGTTGAAAAAGACGAATAGTGATGGTTTTTGAAACTTATTTTCTACAAATAAAGTGACTAATGAAAACTTTTTTATTTATTTTTTAGGTTAGTTTGGTGCTTAAATATGTTAAATCATGCCTTTTATCCTTATCAGGTAACTCGCTTCGCTTCGTAACTCACAGTAGCTCGCTTACGCTTCGCACTGTGAGCAACTCTATCATCAAACATACTTACTATGTAAAACTATCAATCACACTAGGTGACAAGCTAGGTGACACATCACAGACACGTCAAGCCATTTACTAGGTGACTATGCTGGGCAAGCCCAGACCCCTCACCCCTAGCCTACGTGTTGCCTCAGCTAAAGCTTCGTCAACACTCCGTCCCCCTCTCATCGCCCTACGTTACACTAGAGGGGGAATCAGACGTTTGCTGATTGTGAAAAAATAAAATTTTCTACACATAAAATATCTCTCATTAAATTCTAATTTAAAAAGTTTTGGTGGTGGCTAGAAACGTTGATATAACGGCATTCTTGATTTTTGACACAAATAAAAAAGATTTGACAGACTCGACTTTAAGTTGTATAATATAGTTACAAATTAAGAAAGGAATGATTTTTTATGTTGGCAGGAAAGTATGAATTGGACGAGAACAAACTCATCGCCAGTTACAATGGTGATGATTCACTAAGCTTCGATGAGGGTGTGATTAAGAGTTTAGAGTCAGTCGATGATATTTTAAAATACAATATGTTAGTGCCATACTCTGATGACGCGCAAAAGTTGGCCATCATCATCTATAAGATTCGTAATGACCAACCCGTTTCTGATGAGGAGTCTGACTTCCTAGATACGATAAATTCAAGATTCATTGTCCACTCTCAACGAAACGATTTGACTAAACGTGAGATTTTTTGCTTGTTCATGAACCAATACTGGGATTGGTCAGCATTGGAACTACCAAAAACCAAAGACGTTGATGTTAGTTTCAAGGCGCTATTCTCGGCTTATGCACAGTTTTGCAGTGATAATCACTTCGACCGAGCTACTCGCCGATTAAAAAGAACAGAATTTGAATCGTATTTGGGTCACTACGGTTATATTAAACGTACACAGAGAATTATTGCAGGTAAGAAACGTGCTGTCAAGGTAATTCTTGACCTACCAAGTTACAAGCAAGGAATTGAGATTCCTAAATTTGATTTACGAGAATATTACAAATAGAAATAAAAAAGTGCTTGACTTATCACCGCCTTGGTGATAAGGTATACATATAATAAAGAAAGGAAGTGATAATATGTTTTATGGTCTTATCCGCTTTATCATTATGGTAGTTTTAGGTACATTGATTGCATTTGCTTTTGCCCTTGGTGTTGGTTTCATTGTGGCCGCACCATCAGTTTGGAAGTGGGTAGCTTACGCAATCATTATAATTATTTGGTTCATTTATAAAATGTCTTAGTAGCAAAAAGAAAGGAAGATGGAAATGAAAGTTAAAATTTTAATTGAATCTGACGGTGAAAACAACGATATGACAGTCTTACAACCAAGCCGAGGCTTGAAAGCACAGGACATTTTACCAGTCATTGGAGGCCCTCTAATGAATATCTTGTCAACCGTATGTGACAACGAAGACGAAGCGATTGCTTTATTGACGGCCATGTTGAGAGGATATAAAGAAGCTAACGATGTTGAATTAAATAAAGGAGGAAATGAAAATGATTAAAATTTTAGTTGAACAACAAGAAAACGGTAATGGTAATAAGGCAACAATCTTGTCACCAAAAGGCGGATTAAAAGCTATTGACGCACTGACAACGTTGGCAAGCCCAGTCGTCAACTTAATCCTTGAAGCGACTGATAATGACCGTGATAAGTCGATTGAAGCTCTAACAGCGTTATTAGATAGTTATATCGAAGCCAACGACATTGAAACACGATAGGAGGAAATGAAGATGAAAGACAAAATGACGGGCAACATCGCGATTGAAGTTACTGATGACCAAGTTAAATTCAAATCTGAATTGGACGAACAAACCACGTGGGGGTTTATTATCGTATCTTTAATCAACCTATCAAAACGACTAGACCTTGATGAAGATGAATTATTGGAAATGGTAGAATACACTTGGAAAGAGATGGAAATTTAAGGAGTGATAATAATGGAAAATGAATTGGTAATCATGCACGACCGACAGGCGGTAACGAGTAGTTTGCAGGTTGCAGAAACGTTTGAGAAGCAACACAAGAATATCATCAGAGATATTGATAAGTTGTTGGAATCTGGCGGCTCAACTTTGAGCCGTGAAATGTTCGCCAAAGGTGCTTATGCGAATCGTGGTAAGCAATACCCGATGTACTACATGAATCGTGACGGTTTCACGTTATTGGCTATGGGCTTCACTGGCAAGAAAGCAATGCAATTCAAGTTGAAGTATATTGAAGCATTCAATTCTATGGAGAAGCAACTTTCAGTTAAGACTGACAGTTACATGATTCAAGACCCTATTAAACGAGCGGAACGTTGGATTGAGGAACAGAGAGAACTGAAAGAAGTCCAAAAGAAGTTGGAAATCGCTAAACCTAAAGCACAATTCGCAGACGCTGTATCTACCAGTAAAACGAGCATTTCGATTACAACTCTTGCTAAACTGCTTAAACAGAACGGCGCCGACATTGGGCGGAACCGATTGTTTGCTTGGCTACGTAACAACAACTATTTAATCAAATCAGGTGACGACCGTAACACACCAACACAACGTTCAATGGAGCTGGGGTTGTTTGAAGTAAGAGAAAAGACTTATTTTAACGATTATAGTGACACTGCAATTAGCAAGTCTTCACGGGTTACTGGTAAAGGACAACAATATTTCATTAACAAATTTTTAAAGGAACAATATTAAGGAGGAATTGAAAGATGACAACAATTAATTTTGACAACACAATCAAAGCAACGGAAGACTACAAGGTAGGCGACTGGTTGGTAAGGGTCAATAATGACCGAGTTGACGATAACCACATTTACCACGTAACAAGTATCGCAATTAATGACAGCACAAAGAAATATGTCTTGATTCCAGTTTCAGAACACCCAGTCTTATCGGCAGAACCGATGTTTGACACGCTGTATGAAATGGCAATGTACTATTTCGCACAGAACATTAAACTTGTTAAGGTTGACGTTAACATGAACGTTAAGTTGAGTGAATAGAGGTTATTTAGTCGTCAAAAAATTTGGCGGCTTTTTTGTAAATATGGCTTGACAGATTTTGAAAAAGTGTTATCATTAGAACATGAAAGGTTGATGATTATGATTAAAATGGATAAGTATGCCAAAACTGCCCAAAAAATATTTTTCCAAAAAATGCTGAACTAGGATTTTG